CTCAAGCGCAGGTGACGCGCTTGAGAACTAATCGGAAGATGGATAACAAGTCGGCACATGCGACGCCGAGGAAGCCGTCTGATCAATTTTGGGCGCGTGTTCCGGCGACGCATGGCCTTTGACGTTCGGCTGAAATGCAGTGCAGCGTTTGCCGTGGTCAGGATCGGTGAATTTATCGAAGATCGGGCAGTATCCGTCACCCATGCCGCTGTTCTCCGAATGAAAATAGATCGGATTCGGCATCCCACATCGGCGGCAGTGAGAGATCATTTCCTTGGTCGTAATCCGGTATCCGGGGGATGTTTGCTCATCCACCTTTTTACATGTCCAGTGATGGCCGATCACGCGGCACAAAAAAGACGGAGAACAATTCGTGAGAGGCAACGCCTCGGAGTTGGTTGGTGTATTCATAGATTTATTTTTGGCGTGCCTCCACAGAGGCGTTCGGCAGACGGAATCCTTGTCCGATTTCGTTGGCGATTCGGTCAGCAAGCTCAGACGCCGAACAAGGCGCGGCAGCGGCAACCGGCGGGGCTTTCTTCTTTGCGGGAGTCTTTTTCTTCGTTGTCATTTTGTGATAGTGATGTTCGGTGAAGAAATTACCACGAGCGCACCACACAGACCCGCCATCCATCCAACGGACAGTCCGAGTGCAGCAGCGCACCACGAAACCAAGTCGGCATGACCGCCTAGTCCGCATGTAAACACGGTGATTCCGCCGAGCAAGGGCGTGCATATTAGCGAAGCCGCTAGGTTATTCCAAACACCCCGAACAAGTCTCTCCTGAGCAACCGCGCCCGCCGTGTTGTTTAAGTCTGATTTTGGTTTCATAGATTTGTGAGTTGCGGCACGCGCTCTCGGCGCGGTGCCAGAGCTAGGCGTTCAGGGTTAGGGATTGGAGGGCTTCGTCGGCGCGGGTCAGGTTATCGTGGGTTTCTTGCCATCTCTTAGCATAATCACACCTCGGCTCGGATTGCCACCAATCGCGCTCGCCGAGTAGTTCGGCTGAGTCCTCGCGGCAGTATCGCAGAGCCTCCGCCAGCCTGTCGCGCTGCTCTCGAAATTGATTGGCTTCGTCAACAATGCTTTGAGTGTGTAGCATTACAGCGGCATGACGAATTTCCATCGTGGCGATTGTTTCCCGCGCTTCGTCTCGCTGTGCGGTGACGGTGGCGAGTTCGGTAGCCAGCCCAAGATTCGCCTCCCGCAGCACCTCGACATCCTTCGGGAGCATCCCGTCTGGTAGCCCTTCGGCTAATTTGTCTGCATACTCCCGCGCCTCGTCCCGCTCGCGTTCGAGTTTACGGGCGTGTTCAATAAGATTTGGGCGGTGGTCATCTCTGTAAAGAGCATCCGTCTCAGGTGTCGGTGTGTCGTTCATGTTTTTATTGGTTGGAGAATGTATTGATGATGGCATTGATGCGGTCGCGCTCGGTGACTAATTCAACGGAATCTTCGCGGCATTGTTGCAACACCTCCGCCAGCCTGTCGCGCTGTGCGGTGACGGTGGCGAGTTGATCTTCGGAAACGATTGGCGTGCATCCGCCGTCCGTTCTATCGGGCGCGCCTTGTCGCTCGATGGTGATTGTCCTGCATCCATCGTCTAAGAAGTCTCGCACTTCGCGCATTACGTCTTCGGCGGTGGTCACTGTGATAGAGTCTCCCCACGCTCCGATAACCCATGCGTCGGGGCCGCCGCGCAATGTACAGCGTCCCCGCCCTTCGGCTATGGACATCCATCGGATTGATTCCGCCCGTGCCTCGTTGAGTTCGCGTTCGAGTTTGTTCAGCGTCTCGCAAAGCCCTTTTGCTTCTTCCCCTGTATGAATGTGGAATCCATCATACCATCCTCTGTCAGTTTTGCGGCGCAGTCTCCACATGTGGTAGTAGCATTCATCGCAGTATGCTTCCCATACGTCTGTCTCAGGTGTGTCAGTTTTCATGGTTTATGGGTTAGGGATTGGAGGGCTTCGCGAGCGACTTCGGCATAATTCCATGATCTGTAAACTTTCTCCAAAGCCTCCGCCAGCCTGTCGCGCTGTGCGGTGACTTTGTGCAGTTCGATGTAGCTACACCCACCTGTTGCGTGAATTTCATCAATCTCGGCACGGGCGGCGGCTAACTGCTCCCGTGCATCGTCCCGTTCGCGTTCGAGTTTACGGCTTAAATCTTGAACATCTTGCAGCGGTTCCATGTAGCCTTTGAAACAAGCCCATGCAGCATCCGTCTCAGGTGTTGGTTGTACGTTCATCTCCTTTATCTCTTTATTGAGATTATCCTTCGATAACTAAATTTTCTTTTGAATTGAAAATGGATTCCAATAGATTTTCTAAAGCAATTGAAACATCTGGGTTATCAAGCAATGGGTTAGGACTTTTTAATGATTCTTTAATTTTATTTTTGGTTTCATTTTTATCGAAATATCCAATTGAATCAGCTTCTTGGTATTTTTGTCCAAGTTTATTGAACAACGAGTCATTCATAACAAATCTGATACTTACGTCTCCCCTGTAATTTACTTCTACTTGAAGTTCGTTTAGTCGCTTTGGGATAGCGATTATTGCCTTTTCTTTGATTTCTTCTCTGATTTTTTCTTGTTTGATGTTGGCTTCTTCTTTTTGTTTGTTGAACTTTTCCTTAGCTTTTACAACTAAAGCTTCGATAAGTTGAGATTTGGTGGGTTTAGGTTGTGTTTTTTGGATTTTGTCTGGCGGTATTAGTGTTGTATTCATATTGTTTGATTTTATTTTGTTTTTATTTGGAAAGAGTTTTTACGAAAGCTTCTGCGCGTTGCGCGGCGGTTGCGTCAAGTAAAGTTTCTGCATCCCATTCGTTACGATTTACTTTTCGCCTTTTTATTATGTTGGCTAAGTGGTCGTTAAAAATACTTCGGAAGCTCCAGTCCATTTCCCAAAGCACCTTTTCCGCCTCGTGCATCGCGTTGAGGTCGTTGAGGTAGTTGGGAAGTCTATGAACACCGTTGTTAACAGCAACCATATTTCCTTTTGGATCTTCCCAGTATGGCTCATATTCTGGATTATCCGTAACTAATTTCCACCCACACGCCTCCGCAATGGCGATACGTTGTTGTTCTTTATTCATAGTTCGTTCGGGTTGGTTGTCCACTTTCCAATCGTGCGGAGGTAAGCTTCTGCTCGGTGGGCGGCGGTTGCTGTCATTGGAGCAAAAACAGGTTGTTCTGATTGCCATGCTATTGATGTAAGCGTTCTTGCGTAACATCCTGCTAGGCTTGGGTTCAATGACTTCTCTGCCTCGTGCATGGCGTTGAGGTCGCTGAGGTAGTCGGGTAAGTTTTCTACAACGAAGCATTTTTCTTCTTTGCGAAAAAGCAGGGTTTGAACTGGTTCGTATCCTCCTTGGTAACTATTAAGGGAGGCGTTCCACGTTGGGACATCGGCGTATTCACGAGTCCACCCACACGCTTCTGCTATGGCTATTCTGATCGCAGATTTGCTGTTTTGCTGGTCGATCTCTTGCTGGAGTTTGTGCTCTTTGGCCAGACCCATATCATCTTCTTCGGGGAATCCGTTCATGGTTGGTAGTCTTGGTGTATTTTTGTGTCGTGATCAAAAGATTCGTAGATTTCTTTTTTTATTGATTGAATTAATAGTTTTGTATCTTCAATCATTAGTTGCAGTATTAGTATTAGCATTCCTGTTAATGCGAATGTTAGAGTTATCATATTATATTGTTTTGGGAAAGCGTCTCCCCTAGAAATTCTTTATTTAGCCGAGGCTAAAAACCCAGTAACTAGGGAATTCGAATTGCTAGAGGAGACATTTACACACACACTGAGAAAGTGATTGCCACTGGAGACAGAGGGCGAGCTACTTGCGCCTCACTCATTCGTTCCATCTCCAGCGGCAAATTGATTGCTTCGCCCATGTTCTAGTTAGCATGGCTCAACCTGAGGCTTAGTGACTGCTGCTAAAGTCTACTTATTGCCTACGAAGCAAACGGGTTTTGGTTATACAAGTTACGTCTCCAAGAGTGGGATTGCACCATCTAGTATTCACTGGCATACGCCCTTACTGTTTTCACTTTACAACCAAAATTCATTACGTTTTTGAAAGTGGCAGTTTTTGTCAGCAATTGGCGTGTGGAGACGCCTACGTTTTACACAGCAACCAAAGAGCTTATCATACTTATTTGGCTCTTTGCACCCGCTCCGTATCGTGACTACCGGATGCTGACTCACTGACAAAGACCTTTAGATAGCAGCTTACGGCTGCAAGTCGTAACGACTATGCTCAAACGGTTGTTAAGCGTCAGTGTGGGAGGAGTATTTTTTGCGTGGCTGCGAGGGCGCATACTCCATGGATATTTCTCACTCTTTAGCCATGACCTCATTTAAGCACCACATCTCAACCTTTGGTCAGGTCGCTCACGTATCAGACCTCTGCCTACATGTTGTGACTGATAGCTAATCAGTTTGCCAAGGTGGGTTGAATGGGGCTGGCAAGTGTTCTCTTTTACCCCAAGTAAGATCGTCAGGTCATGCCCTTACTGCAAAGGCTGAAATGTGGTGACTGCTTACGCCAGTCAATCGAAGTGATGTTTTTTGTAGGCTCACTTATTTATCCCAGATTGTTTAGAACAAAGTGTTTGGAGCAAATTTGAATTTATGCCATCCAGCTTTGTGCTTTTCTTGCGCAAGTGCTTTGCGTTCTTTGTGATCTTGCAACATGGCTTGATGTTTTTCATGCCTGTCTTGACGCTCGCGGGGAGTTTCTTCTTGTTTGAACGGCGGATTCCATTCTGCGTTGATTTGAATTTGATCGCTGTTTTTTATTAGGTTTATCATGATTGATAGGTTTAAAAAAAGTGGAGATGGGAGAGTTACCTATTGGTAAGAGTTCTGTATTTTCCGGTTTTTGACAATTGGTAAGATAGTGATGAAGGGCTAATTCCGTATTTTAATTTTAGTTTTTTGTATCCGAGTCCAGCTTTGTGATCTGCTCGAACTTCCGCCCATGTTTCATCTGTGTGACGGCTTGCTGATCTTGATGCTTTTTGTGCGTGAAGTCTTCTTTCTTTTGGGCATCTATCCATTGCATTTTCCGATCCTGTTCCTAAGCGGATGTTTTGAGGAGTGTTATTTAGGGAGTTCCCATCAAGATGTCTTGTGTGTATGGAATTTTTTAAAGCATCTTCGCCAAATAGCTGAAAAGCTAGTAGTCGATGCACTTTTACTGGGTAGCGTTTGGAATTACCTATTCCTACGTTGAAAACATAATACGGGATTGGGTTTTGTCCTGTTCCTGATTTTGTGATTTGTAGTTTTCGGGTTTTTCCTATTGCATTGCATACACTTCCATCATTCATTACTCGATAGCCTTTCTTGAACGCTATTCTGATTGCTTCTTTTGTTTTAGACATGTTCAAACTTACTTGATTAAGGGTTTGATGCAAGTCTTAATTTGGAACTGGAGCTGGGGGGAGTCGAACCCCCGTTCACAACGCTGTTAAATACATTTTCTACAAGCTTAGACTACTTATGGCAGTCAATCGTTAGGGACGCTTGGCTTGCGCTTTGCATCCTCCACCACTCAGTCTTTACGCCGCTGAGTTGCGTTTTTTGCTCGTTTTGTTTCCCTTCGTAGAGCGAGCGTTTCGGAGGGCGTGTTTTGCTTAGGCTACGAGAGCAACTGTGTTGCTTCCGAAGTTTCCGCGAATGACGTTGTTGCCATTTGTTTGTTTTGAGCGGCTTATTAAAGAGGCCAGCCGATCAACCTCTACTTGCTTATGTATTCTATCGCGTTGTGTCGAAACCATTACAGCCCCGTAAGATTGAGATGGTTAAAAAAAGTGATAGCTCCACCCAAGATTTTGTCAAGGGTGGAGCTAGGTATGATTAGAACGCTACGTCAAGCGATGTTGGTGCTGTGAAAGCTGCGTCCAACTCGTCAAGATCAACGTCTTCAGCTTCTGTGCTGTTGTCTGGACCGACATAGCGAACCTTTGCTTGGATGCGTCCATTGTATTCTTCGTGCTCGATGCGTAGTGCGCATTTCTGATTCACAATTTGTGCAACGTCTTTGAAGGATTCGATGCCGAATGCTTCTTTGACTTGCTTTGCTGTGTTTTGCGCGGCTGGTGGTGTCGAGCAATACATTTCGTGGTTTACGATTCGTGTGCCAGTGTCACAATCAAGGGCAAGGTGGAGCTTACCGTTGCGATTACGGCGCATTGCTGCACCAATTACCACTGCATTGTGAATGCCCGGCTTGATAAGCCCGATGAATGGTGCGTTGGTTATGCTAGGTGCGGCTGCTGTTTCGATTTGTTCTGTAGTTTCAGTGTTCATTGTTTCTCCTTTTTGTTTGTTTTAGATTGTGCGTTGTCGTTGTGTCGCACCCCACTGCTTGTCCTATGTCGTATCCTTTAGACACTTTAACCTCTAGCGCGAAGCGCTCCCGACTAACTCAGGAGTGCGTCGAGTGTAGAGGCGAATTCTTTTGCTGCGGCTTTTTCACGAATGAGCATGCCGAAGCGGTTATGAGTGATGCTGTTTTCTACTGCTTTGCGACGGCGAAGCTGTTTTGCATCATCTAAGGTGCATGAAATCACTTTGCGGTTCATGTAGCGTGATGGCGACATGATGAACGTGGTTTTAGGTTCAATGTTGTTATCTGGTGCGATTGTCATACACGGCTGAGTCTTTACAGGCTCTTTTGCGTAGTTTTCGCTGCGTCCCATTGTCCACATATTGTGAACTTTGGGATACCAGTATTCTACAAGGTTGTGGGATGAGTCTTCTGTCATGAATGCGTTATGGAGCGTTGTAAGGCGTGTAAGACGCTGTATCTTTTGTTCCATCCATTCGATGATTTTCTGACTAAGCTCGTTAGGCTCTTGCTTCATGCAACGCTCGATGGTTTTTTGCGCGCTCACAATGCCTTTGTGGAGGTATTCTTCCGTAAAGGCTTTGGATTGCGCGTCACCAATTGTGATGCCGCTTTCAGAGCGTTCTACAACGCCAGAAACTGCATTCAGTAGTTCAAGCTCTTCATCGTCTTCAGCGAACTTGGACATATCAATGAAGACTTGATCGTCCTCACGCTGCGGGAAGCAGGTTAGGAATTCTTCTTCTTCGTTCATGAAGTCCACAACTTCGCCGTTTTCGTTCTCAATTGCCAAGTCTGAGCTTTCGCTGAGTAAGTGGTAATCAAGCTGTGAAAGGCTTAATGGAGCCTGATACGCCTCGTGTCCTTCAGGAATACCTTTGTTGGGGTTGTCCTGTGTAAGCTCGTTGTTCGCATCAACCCAATAGCTAGATGGTGTGCATTTTGGATTCAACCTCCAGCCGATGTAAACCAGCCAGACGTTGCCTTGCCATGCCGATGTGTAGCTTGGGAGCCACTTGTAGCATTGCTCAATCTCACCCTTGTCGTTTGTCCACTCAATGAGCGGTGCTTCTAGGATTTGATTGAGGACTGCGGTGTCTCCACCTACAGGCGCGATTCCTAGGCGCGTAGCGACGTTTCTAAGAGCCCTTGACGGATACTTGTTCAGTATCGGAGCCAAGGAGCCTTGCGAAGCCCCTAGGTTGACCACACGGCCATCTGGGAGCTTCATCGCATAGTAGGCTTCAGCGTGTGCCTTTCCTTTAACTGCTGGTGGCAACTCGTGAATCACCGAATCAACCCATTGGAAGCGATCCCCAACCTTCTCTTTTTTAGCCTGAACTAAATTAGTGTAGTTGGATGGGTCTTGGTGCTTGGCTTGTTCTTTCTTCCAAGCTTTGCGTGACTTAACGGACTCAACCGCATAGCAAGCTGCTGCCAGTCTGTCTTCGATGCTTTCAAGCCCTTCCTTGGCGCGGTCAATTAGCGCAATCTCATCTTTCTCCAGCCCGTAACGGCCAAAGTTGCGATAGATCATTAGCTTTTGTTGCCATACGGCATTCGCCAATACACGGGACTGAGCGAACTCAGACATCTGCTTAGCCATTAGCCCCATTATTGGGTCGTTGGCTACCAATTCATTCAACGGCACTTTTGGTGCAAGCTGAATGAATGGCTGTGGTTTAATGAAGTTGGCTGCGAATGCTTCTTCAAGCTCGCATACAAGGTCATACGGGGTGACGCTATTCTCTGCCAGAGCGTCAATTGCGGCGTTAGGATATGTTGTAACTGATTTTGTCATGTTATCATCCTTTCTATTTTGTCCATACACTCGCATGGACGCTGGTATCTCAAGCGCGAAGCGCTCGAAACCCAGTCCTATCGCCTCTCAGTGTAAACCAAGAGACGAACGGACTAGGTTTAGCGAGCCGGTATGAACGGGTTCATCGGATCACGCATCAAAGCGCACTGAATCTGCGCTTTCTTTTTGATAGTGTCGCAATGACAGCGTTTCGGAGCGCAAAAGCAGTAGAGCGCGATGCTCTTCCCTTCTGCTAACCTCTCTCCAATCCTTGTAATGAGCTTCCAGTGTGGGTGAGCATCATCAACGAGATCAGCTTCATACAGTTCGCAAACTATGTGTCGCTGTGACTCTCCGTTCATGTGGTGCGGATTGCCTAGCCTTGCATTCACCATGCCCGCAGGAGCGTTACCGCGCCCGCAATACAGGTGAATGTCGTGATTGGGGAGAAGTCCATTACGGACGTTCCCCACGGTTATCTTTGGTGTGTTCATAGTGTGTATGTTTTAGTTTGGACTAAACACGGGTTAGTCCTTTCCCGTCTTGACGCACTCGCGCCTTGAAATGTATGGAGCGAACGACTCGCTCGGAATCAGGTTGGCAGGCCATTCCCCGGCTTTGGCTGCGAATGAGGCGATTTCCTCCGGTGTCCAGCCGTTGAGCCCAACCTTGCCCTCTTGGGCGAAGTAGAACGTCCATTGTGGGTTGCGGGAGCAGCATTCAAAGAGCGGACTGAAGTCGATTTCCAGCGATCTCTTCGCTCCGCAGCGTGTCACCGTAGGTAAGCCGTAGGACTTTCCTTCGGTTCCTTGCATCGGTCCGGTTTTGCCCTTTACGTTCCATTTGCCTTTGGTTCCGTTTGCCCAAGACCCGTAGTTATGTTTGCGCCAGAGATTGCCAGCTTCGCCAAACGACGCATAGCCCGCTGAGCCCGCGCCGTGGAATCCATCTAGGTTTGCTCCAAAGACGAACACTTCATCATCGTTCAAATGGGTGATGAGCCCTGTGTGTGTTTTCATTTCAATGTGTGTATTTTAGTCAGGCTAAATGCACGTAGCCCTTTCGTGTTTGACTCTGACGAGTCGAAATTGTATTTGTCCACCATGTCCGATGAACAACCACCCCCTCAATCGCCTCAGGATGCCCCACAAGCGGCTCCTGAAATGCTTCTGTCCCGTATGCCTCACAAGAAGGTAAGGGACTCTGACTGGCCTGTCATACGCTCTCTGGCTGAGAAGGGAGTAACCTATGGAGAGCTCGCTAAGAACTATGGTGTCACCGCCCAACTCATCCGCGCCCGCTCCTGTAAAGAGAAATGGCTCACTAAACAGCGTTTAGCCATGACTAAAAACGAGACCATTGCTTCCGATCCTGCAACTGCCGCTGTATTAGGCCTGTGGGAGACAAGGCAACAAGACGCTCGTGAACAAGTGTATCAAGGCGCTCAGAAAGCTCTCGCTCGCTTCTTCGCCATGTCACCCGTCCCACAAACTTTCGCTGAAGCTGCAACCGCTAATAAGCTAATGAAAGATGCTATTGATCCCTCAGGCTCCGCTTCCTCTAACGGCTCTACAACCGTTAACATCCTTGCAACTCAAGGCTTCTCTCCCCGCCCGACCATCGACATCTAATCCTTAGTAATCCACTCAAGTTACTTTTTTAACTTTTATGCTTTACTTTTTTCTCCACCTCTCTTTAAAATCGAAGAGAGGAAGACAGTGAATAGAATATGTAGCCAAACCTCAGATTTAGCCCATTGCTAAACCCTACGCTCACCATCACCCAAAATGAGCCCAAATCACCCCAAAGGAGCCCCAAACGAGCCTTAAGTAGCCATAAATAGTCTTAAAGCCATTTTCGTGACATAAAAGCTCACAAAAGAATCATCTCTGAGGTATAAAAGCATCAAGATTTCTCCGTCTGAGGGTGACAAAGGTGTTTGAATCATCAGATAAGATAACAAAGTTTGATTGTTATTATCTTAATAAAGCATCAAGCGAAGCCCACAACGGAGATTAAATACAATAAGACCAAAATCACCGAAGGCAACCCAACGATTGAGTGCGGAAAAACAATCTGCCGGTATGATGGGGATGGGATGTGAGAGGTTTCTCTAACTCCCGAATGAGAGCCACCGATCAGTTACGACCGATGGCTCTTGGTTCGAGTGTTAGACCCGCTCGTAGAGAGTTAAAAACTCCTTAATAGCCCTAGTGTAGCATTCCCCGTCCTCTCGGTATTTAACACCTAGAGTCCAGTTAGCTACCCAGACGACTGAGCAACGACGACCTGATCTCTTGGCTACGAATAGCCCCGGAGATACAGGACAGTCCTTGTGAGGTTCATCACTAACCATTACGTCAGCAACAACCGACATAGCATGGTCAGTCCATGCAGGATCATCCAACCTTGGCCACTCACTCATGTTTACCAAATGGGTTAGGGTTAGTAATGATGGGTGATTCTCCACGAATCCCCGTGTCTGCCCAAGCGCAAGTGCGCACAAGCCCAACCAAGGCGGCAGCACAAACTGCCAACCAGAAGATTCGCATAACTACGAACCATAGTTCAATCAATGTTTCTTTCATGTGTGTGTCTTTCTATTGCAGTGAGCTACGCTGCTGTGTTGCTCGATGGTAGGCTACATCAACGTGATGCAGTTACTACTGAGAGTGTGATGCTGGTCTCTAGCTGTATGCTACTAACTAAGTGATATGAACACTAGCTAGGCATACTCCAGAGGGGCCACGGGGGGGGTAGGCGCTGACCAACTCGTTTCACTCGACGCACATAACTGAAAGGGTTCTTTGTGAGGAAAAAAATAAAACTTTGTGAGGGAAAAAATAAAACTTCGTGGGAAAAAATAAAATCTTGCGGGAAAAAATAAAGTGTCTAAAAAGCAGAAAAAAAATTAAGAGTGCTTGACGGCGGGTATTGTGGATTGGTATATAATTTTAGCGCGGTGTTGAAAAGGTATCATGCGAGCCTCATAAGCTTGAGTTACGAGTTCGATTCTCGTCTGCGCAACCAATTTAAATTATGAGTGTTAATAGTAATGCTGTGAGGGGGCCTGTTGTTTGTGGGATGGAGTTTCCTTTGGGGAGTTCAGAGATAGATGCTAATTTGTGGATGTTTTCGAGGGGAGAGATAAGTCCTGATCAAAGATTTGATTGTTTTAAGAGGGCTGTTGATTTGGCGTTCAACTGTGAGGGGAGCATTAGGGAGGTTGTGTGGAATGAGTGGACTGAGTGGATTGTGAGGGAGTTGATAGGGGATTGGTCGAATCATCAGTTTTTGTCGCTGGCTGGTTGTTCTTCGTCGGGAAAGAGTGATGCGGTGGCGTTGTATGGGCTGATGAGTTATTGGAGTCGGCCAACGGACACTTACTTTATTGTAATGAGCACGACAAAATTGTCGGCGCGGGGGCGGATATGGAAGAGTATCAATCAGTTTTGGAGTCAGGCTGTTGAGAAAGGATGTCCGGGCAAGCTGATTGATTCAGATGGATACATTAAGGGGATTAACGCCAAGGGTCAGTTGACGCGGAATAGTGGTATTATTTTGATGGCGGCTGGGGGAACAGAGGCTGCAACGGCTTGTAAGGACTTGCAGGGCTTAAAAAATCCTAACTTCTTGGTTGCGGCGGATGAGTTTGCTTACTTGGGTGAGGGGATATTGAGAACATCCAGACAGAACCTTACGTCGAATGAGCGGCTAACCTTTTGTGGAATGAGTAACCCGGATAGGATTAGTGATTCTTTTGGAGATTTGAGTGAGCCAGAAAATGGCTGGAAGTCGATTACAGAGGAAGACGAGAGTTGGAAGACGAAGTATGGAAGGTGTATTCGGTTGAATGCTGAAAAAAGTCCAAGGATTATGAATCCTGACTTGGTTGATGCGAGGGGTAGGCATAAGTATTTCTGGCAACCCAATCAAGAATTGTGCGATTTGGTAGCGGAGGAGCGGGGCGGCAAGGATTCCCGTGGTTATTACCAGTTTATTAAAGCTTTCTGGTGTCCTGACGGTGCGACAAATTCCATTTATTCAGAGCTAGAGTTCTTGAATCATGGGGTATTAGATCAAGATGAGCCTTCATGGGATGACAGGCCAATAGTTTTGACAGCCTTGGATGAGAGCTTTTCTAGGGAAGGGGATAGGTCATTCTGCGCTTTTGCTCGATTAGGTAAGGTTAACAGTGTTGACCATTTGCATTTTTGTTATGAGGGCGCTTTAGAAGAAGACGTAAATAACAAAGAAACACCGCATACATTCCAGATTGTAGATCAATGGATGAAGCTGGCGGGGGATTTTGGAGTTAATCCAAACCACGCTATTATGGACAACACTGGTGGAGGTCAGGCATTTGGCCACATTGTAGATAAACTATGGAGTCCAGCCGTTCAGAAAGTCAACTTCCAAGGGAAAGCTAGTGACAGAACAGTTGTGTTTCGAGAGCAGAACACGCCTTTCTACAACAAGAATAGTGAATTGTGGATACAGCCAAAGGAGTTTATTCGAGGTAGACAGATTAGTGGATTGTCCAAAGAAACGATGGCCGAGTTAATTGAACGTGAGTATCACAAAAAAGAAATAAAGGCTCTAAGGGTTGAAAGCAAAGAGGAGGCAAAGAAAAGACTAAAGAGAAGTCCTGACCGCGCTGACGTATTCAATATGCTTGTAGAAAAAGCAATTACGCTAGGGCGCTTTAATAGTTCTGAAGTTAAGCAAGTTGCGCGTATGGTGAATAATGGGTGGGCTAAAGCAGGAGCAACAAGAGCTCTCGGAAGTTCATGTGGTAGGAAAATGAGAATTGGATAAAGATATTCTTGACAACTTGGTTGAATTAAGGGATTCAATCAGCAACTTACTAATTTTGATTTAGTAAATATGTTCTAAGAACATCTGGCAGGTAAATTAAATTCAACAAGAAAAATGGCTCTATTTTCAGATACGGAACAAGCTTTGGACGATCTCAAGTTGCTTGATGACGAAACACTAGAAGCGCCACCAGAAAGAATAAGCACTCCTGAAGCTGCTCGTGGAATCTTTAGGAAGATGGAATCTGATGATGAATCAGGTTCCTTTAATCGCTCGTTGGTTCAGGGCTTAATGGATTTCATTCCTCCGCATGATGAAGAAGAGCTAGAGAACAAAGGGCAGTCTGATAGGTTCAATATTACTACAGGGGAAGGTCCAGCAATCAAGAACGAAGCTGTTTCAGCCTATCTTGATATTTACGCCAATCCAAAAACTCTGGCGGAAATTCCTCTTTCAAAAGAAATAGATGAGAACTACGCTGATACGTGGTCTCAAATTATGGCTGAAGAGTTTACTACGATGGATCGTAGCGATGACAAAAGCCTTCCGTTGCATTTGCAGTTATCAGACACTTATGTCACTCATGGAGTTGGAGTTGCTTTCTTTGACGATAAGCAAACGATGCAATACTCAGTAGCTGGACTTGATAAATTCAAATTTCCAAGAAGCACTGGTATTGTTTCAAGTGGCGTTGAGGTTGCAGCCGCTTCAGGAACAATGACTGTAACTGATTTGTATGGGAAAATTGGAGAAGGCGCTCTTGATGGATGGAATGAAAAAGCCGTAAAGAGGGCTATTGTTAACACTACATCCAAAATCAAAAGCCAGACATGGGGTAACTGGGAGCAAGTCCAGCGAGACATTAAATCCAATGAGGTTTATGTTTCCACTGTGGCTGAACCAGTCGAGGTTATTTTCCTTTGGGTAAAAGAATTCAATGGGAAAATTAGCTTTTACATTACCACATTGGACGCTGCTGAAGGAGGAAAGGGCAAAGAAGAATTTTTGTTTAAGCAACGTGATTTCTACGATTCCGTTGACGAGGCTTTTCAACTTTTCACCTTTAATGTAGGCAATGGTGGACTTTTGTATACAGTTCGTGGTCTTGGCTATCTTATCTACCAGCTTTGCACTGCAATGGATGTAATGCACTGTAAGCTTCTGGACAATGCTAGGATTGGATCGTCGCTTATTGTTCAGCCTTCGAGCGTTGAAGACCTTCAGGATTCTCAATTGATTGATGCTGGCGGCTTTATTTGTCTGCCTCCAACAATGAAGATTCCAGAACGGCAGATGAGCCAGAACCTAAACAACTCATTGATTCCTGCAATTGAAGAAAGTCGAAGGATTTTGAATCGCGCCACTGGTGGTTTGGCTTCTGGTAATATGGTAATGAATCCAGAGCAAGATCGCAGGACGAAGCTAGAAGTGAGTTCGCAGTTAGATTACATTAACAAGCTAAACAGTTTTGCAATCAATCTTTTTTATGGCCCGTATGATAAAATCATGAGGGAGAAAGTTAAACGTGCTTTCACTGTTAGGCAGAAAGACAAGCAAGCTAGGAAGCGGGTTAATGAAATGAAGGCTCGATGTGTCGCTCGTGGCGTTCCTGCTGACGCCTTTGGTAAGATTGATTTCAAACGAGTTAAAGCAACTCGGATTATTGGGACGGGTTCTCGTGCAAGTCGAATCATGTTGCTTGATCAAGTTCAGCAACTATACTCTACATTTGATGCAGTTGGTCGTTCCAACTTTGAATATGATTACCTTGTTGAGCTCTTAGGAGTTGATAAGGCGGAGCGATACACAGGGAAACCAAATGAGAAGCGTCTTCCTTACGATTTCAAGATTGCAGAGCTTGAAAACATGGAGCTTCTTGAGAGTGATTACATTGCTCCTACGGATGGAGAGAATCATATGGTGCATCTATCTGCTCACATTCCGGCTCTTGAAGCAGGTTTGGAAGGCGTTGAAACTGGTGAAGTTGATCTGATCGAATGGACAATGAAGTATCAAATGCTCTACAAGCATTGCGTTGACACATTGGCAGTTACTACTGTCTATAAGGGTATTCAACCTGAATTGAACAAGTATCAAGAACTGGTTCAGCAAATTGGCGAGATTGTCGTAAATGGCATGAAAGCAATGGAGAAAAAGGTTAGAGACGGTGAAATGGAAGATCCACAGAAAGCTCAAGATGGAATGAGTCCAGATGATGCAGCTCTACAAGCCCAAGCAAAAGCAACGCAAGCAAAGCTTCAAGAAAAGGATATGCTTCATAAGCAAAAACTCCAACAAATGATGGAGGCTCATGTAGCCAAGCTTCAGATGATTAAAGAGATAGGGGCTCAGACGCAAGTTCAAGCAGCTCAAAAAGCAATGTCTTCAATTATTACAAGAGACGCTGAGACACAAGCAAAAATGACTCGTCTTAAGTCCACGCAAATTTAGTCCTGACTAAAAATGAATCTTACATTTACTGAAATCGAAAAAGAGCAACTAGCTCATTTATTTAATTCTCCGCTACTGCATCGTGGCATTCAACTTTCTCTTATGGAGATTGGCAGGAAAAAGTCTGGCTCAGAAACAATTGAGCAATCTGCCTTGGCTTTCCATTATCAAGAAGGCGCTCGTGATGTAATTGCAACTCTATTTGGATATGCGGATATAAAGGCGAACCCGCAAGTCCTGCCTAAAAGATTGATCCATCGCCAGTAAAACAAAGAAAATACAATGTCAGCAACAACAGAAAAAACGTCGGAAGAAATTATGACTGGAGGCCAAAAATGGGCCGATCCAAGTATCGGAGGAATCAATGATGCTTTTGAAAAGCTCTTTGATAAGCAGGAAGACAATGCTGCGCCCTCAGCCCCGCCTGATAAGGAGGTAGCTCTTGCGCCTACAAAGACTCAAGAAAAGGAAGCAAAGCCCTCTAGCGAAGCCGTGGAGAGCAAAAAGGAGGCAAAAGAAAACGATATTAAGTTTGATGACGATTTCCTAGAGGCAGAAACCCCTCCGATTAAAGAGAAGGCTGAAGAGAAAGTTGGCTTTGACGAAGAATCATTTGATAAGGAAACAGAAGAAGCTGTGCAGGGCATGGAAGCTAAGGCTGGCGACAAGTTCAAAGCTTTGCGTAATGAGCTTAAAGAAGCCAAGCAGAATACAATAAGCCCAGAAGTTCAGCAAAAACTAAGTGACTTGGAGCTAAAAGCTTCGGAGGCTGAGGGTTTGAGGCAGCAAATTGCTGAGCTTTCCAACCAAAGCGCAAAAATTAAAGTTGAAACATCTGAAGAATTTAAAAGGGAAATCAGAAAGCCTGTTGATGATCTTTATGATAAGAGCGAAGAGCTCGCTAAGTTGTATGAAGGTGATCCCCAAGTGCTGTGGTCTATTATTTCTGAGGGTGATCGCAAGAAGCAAAATGAACTAATCAAGGAACATCTTAGTGAGTTTTCAGATTATGATAAGTCTGAAGTTTATCGCATTAGCCAAGACCTTACAAGACTTCTTGGTAAGCGTCAGGAAATGCTTCAAGATGCTGAAAAATACATTCAGAAGATTGAAGCTGACCGTGTAATGCAAACTGAAAAAGCATTGGAAGAAAACAGGAAGGTTTATCAAACTCATCTCCGAACCCTATGGGATAAATACAAGGAGAAGATTCCGGGTTTGGTTGGAGAGGATGGCAAAGAAACAGAGGTATTCAAAGAGATGCGAAACAAAACAATGTCTTTGGACTTCTCTAGGGCTGGGACTCGTGACATGGCTCTTGCTTCTTTTTCTGGAGTGATGGTAAAACATCTCGCTGGAGAGATTAACAACCTCCGTCAAAAACTTCATGAGTATGAAGTTGGTGATGAGAAGGCAATTAAGGCTAGGGCTAATACTGGAAATAGTATTAATTCCAGTCAGGCATCTTCATCTTCAAGTGATAGTAGAAGCTTTGTAGAGAAGTTTGGAGACATGGATTTCTCTGGTTAAATAAATTAATTTTTTTCTGGACAAAGCGGGTGAATTCGGCAATTGTTTCTACGAACCTAAGATTTGGCAGGTTCTAAAAGCAGACCAGATTCACCCGCTCGCCGTGTTAGTGCGTTCTAATTGAAAGCATTTTCTGAGTAATCCCATCTGGGACAAACTCTGTTTTCCTCGTAGTGATACGTCACTATATTAACGCTAACTAACAAACCAAAACTCTAACTAAAATAAAATTATGCCTGCTCCAACAATCAACGACTTCCTAGTCGAACAAGCTCCGCAAATCGGAACTGATATTAACCAAAAAATGATGAGCCAACCCACTCCGTGGATTACGCTCTATCGTCAAGAAATGTGGGAGGATGAAAAATCTTCCGTGCAAAAGACATTCCAATTCGACCGCGTAATGCTGACAGATGAGAATGGCGCAAATGCTGCAACTACCGATCCTGTGGATTGGGCAGACATGAGCACTGCTGCATCTGACACTAACAACGGTGCGTATTCGCAAGCTGCTGACAGCACTGGTGGTGTTCCACCCGCTGACTTCGTTGCTTATTCGCAAACCATTCGTGACTTCAATCTGAAGCACAAAGCTATTTGGGGTCCTCCAATGAACACAAACAACCTTCGCGACAAGTTCGTTCGCGTCCAACAAATGAATGCTTGCGTAAAGGCTATGGCCGAGCAAGAGCGTGAGTTCTGGATTGAGCGTAAGCGTTCTGAGTATGAGCGTGTTTCGGACAACCTTATTGTTCTTGATTCTGGTTTCAACCTTACTGGTGGTGATTATGATAGCTACGGCTTCCCTTCCGCAACTGGAACTGATTCCTCGATTCTGACGAATGGATTCCTTGATTCCGTTTATGAATATCTGAACTTCCAAGGTGCTGCTGAGGGTGCTCTTGGCATGGCTGAAAACCGTCCTGTTTATGGACTGGTTACTTCCGCTCGCCAATCCCGTCGCCTCATCATGGCTGATCCCGATATCCGTGAGGATTTCCGTTATTCTAGCATGAATGAAAAGCTTCTTGGGCCTATGGGGCAAAAGTGGACTTACAACGGATTTAGTCACATCAATGATGACCGGATTCGTCGTTGGGAGAAATATCATACCGCAGCTTCTGGCGCGGATGATACTCGTCACATCGACGACATTACTCGTGACGCTGGCAACAAGACGGCTGTTATCACTGTCAACTCTGGCTTTAGTTCGGGAACGACTCTGAATACCATTCTTGGCACTACCTACATGACTCGTCTGTTCCCGGGAAGTCAAATCACTCCGTCTTCGGGGACTTACAGTGGTGTTCCACTTATTGTTGTGAAGTATCTTACTGCTACTACCTATCGTGTTAAACGCGCTGATGGTGCAGTGTTCTCTGCAAACGATGCAACTGATGACATCTACTTTAAAGCATGGCTTCGTATTCCTCAGTTCGTTATGAACATTGCTGGAACCAAGCGGATTCCTAATCCAGATTGGCTTGAAGGCACTTGGGAAGATTCCTTCATCTTCCATCAAGACGTTGTTTGCTCGAAAGTTCCTCGTCCAATCACTTCGGTTGGCAAGGCTCAATTCGATGCCGTCAACTATGCTGGTGAGATTAAGTGGACTAACTACGATGACAAGTCGGATAACCCTGATGGAACCATCGGACAATTCCGCGCTGTTCTTGCAAGTGGAACTAAGCCGCTTAATCCTGAGTATGGTGTTGTTATTCGTCACCTTGCTGTTCCAAGTCCAGATGGCCGAGTTAATCCCGGCGACTCTCTTGGTCTGTAAGTAACCTTAAGCCCCGGTTCGAACGCCCATTCGGGCCGGGGTTTTCTTCTTAATGGGTAACTCGATAAAAATATGAAAACAATTCTTTCACTCGTTCTTCCAACTAAGGCCACATGGCGTTACATTAACAAAGGTCGCAAGGCTCTTGGTTTTGTTGACAGTGTTTTGGCAACAAGAGATGCTGAGGGTAATATCCATGGTGTTAATGAACTCACTGCTAGCGATGTTGATTCATCTGTAGCTAATGGTGACGTTATCAATAAGCGTTTGAATGTAGTGGTTGGGACAACTCCAACTGTAACTCTTCCGCTTGCTGCTGCGTTTCCTCGTGAAGTTTTCATTCTTAACACTGCTTCTGGAAACTGCACTGTTGATGGTTCTGGCTCTGAAGTGATTCTGACTGGCACTGCTGACGCAGCAAACGTTGTTATTGCTACAGCAAAAGCTGCAAGGCTGCTGTCTGACGGAACTCGTTGGTATCATGTGTCTAATGATGCCTAAATAATTACGCTCGCCTCATATTTCTTATGGGGTGAGCTACTTTTTCTTTAATTGCTCCTTATTTAGTCGGGGCTAAAACAACTAAAAAAATTAACTAATGTCTGATTTATACAGAAATAATCCAATTACTGCTGATGGCTTTTATGACATAGAAGTTGATTCTGGTAATTTTTACCTTTTTACCTTAAAGGGTAATTTTGGCGGAGCTACAGTAGTTATGACTATTCGAAGCGATGTTGACAATAGTGTTTTTGATGATGTTATTGGTGGATCTTGGACTGCTGAAACAGAAAAAACTTTGATTCCATCTGGTTCAGTTATTCGTCTTACTGTTTCTGGCGGCACGAGTAGTTCAATTCGTGCTTCTTTTAATCTTATCCGTCACGCCCAATGAGCCTAATACTTAAAAATGGAATTTTGTCAATTGCAGACATCACCGCCGCCGACATCACGGACTCCACCGCCGCAGGCCGGACATTGCTCATGGCGGCAGATGCAGCAGCCCAGATCGCTGCACTAGGAGCCGAAACCCCCGCCGGAGCCGATGCGAAGATCGCGGCACAAGCCACTCCGCAGATCCAATCCCCGATGCTTTTGGTTGGCGATGGGCAGTCCAACATGGCGAGCGCGACCTACACGACCACCACCATCCAGTCGGCAAAAGTTTTCGCGTGGAACGGCAGCGCATGGATCACCAACGGCGCATCCACCGTCGGCGCGATGGTCATCCGCGCAGCCGAACAACTCGCCGCTGTCACCGGGCGGGATGTTTACTGCGTCATCTCCGGTCTATCGGGCGCGGCCATTTCAGGCTGGGTCGGAAGCGGCGCATCGTCCGCCCGCTACGTCGCCATGAAAGCCCTGGTTGACGGCGCGATTGCAAGCGCAACACTGACCGGACTTTCAAAATCCACCATCGACGCATTCATCTGGATGCAGGGAGAGGCAGACAGCAACTCCACGACTTACGTCGACAATTTTGAAACGCTCATCACCCAACTTGACGCCGAGACATGGTTTGACAAGGCGAAAACCCGCGTCCTGATTCCTCGCGTTTCAGACGGCTACAACGGTAACGCGATTCGATCCGCGCAGATCCAGATTGGAAATGGATCGCCATGGAGGGTCAGCGTGCCAACCACTGAAGCGGCAATCGATGGCGACAACATCCATTTCACCCTTCCGGGACATGCCGACATAGGCTTACGCTTGGCGGCGGCATATCTGACCGCTCCGCGATACTCCATCGAAGCCACCAACCTCCGCACCGCAGGGACAAACATTTTCGCGGGCGTGCGGGCGGGATCATCCAGCGGCACGCAGAACGTCCTCATGGGCGTTCAATCCGGCATGGGCAACACCGGATCGGATGTTATCGGCATCGGATGGCTGGCCCTAGAAAACAACACCCAATCTTACGCCGTCGCGGTCGGTGCGCGGGCGGGCGAGGAAAACACCGGCACCTTTCCGACATGCGTTGGATACTCTGCTGGGCAAAACAACACCGCGAACAATCTAACATCAATAGGATATGCGTCAGGAATAAACAATACCGGCGTAAATTGCACGCTTGTAGGTGCTAGTGCTGGACAATCCAACACTGGAGGATCGTCAACCTTAATCGGCTACCAATCGGGGCAGAACTCGACGGGGGGCAGCCTGACCGCCATCGGTGATGAGGCAGGCAAAGGCAACACATCAACCAACAACACGTATGTCGGCGTAGATTCGGGCAAGTCAGCCATCACCGGAGCGCAGAAAGTCGGCGTCGGGGCGCTTTCGCTCACATCTGATCTATCACCGGGATCTATCGGTATCGGATACAACGCGGGGTCAAACATCGCGGCAACCGGAGGCTACACTCTGGCCATCGGCCACAACGCCGGGAGATATAACAAGGCCGCGCAGGCAACATTCATCGGGAGGAGTGCCGGCCCACAAACGGACGGGGATGGCACGACCCTGAATTTTGCCAACGTAGTGGTTCTCGGGTATGAGGCGCAGGCCAGCCGTGCGAATCAGGTGACTCTTGGCGGACCGACTACAACAGAAATAATCACACCCGCAACAAAAATCATTTTCGGCGCACTCCCCAACTATGCCGACGACGCCGCCGCCGATGCGGACGCCGCGCTGATTTCCGGTAGCCTTTACCGCGTAGCAGGTGGCCGCCAGGTATTGCAGAAGCCATGACCCACCCCAAACACCCGCCCCGCCCACGCGACACCCGCAGCCTGCTAGGCTCGCTGGCGGGAGTTTGACTGTTTAACTGAGAAGCCTATCCTATGCTCGCCGCCAACTACAACATCACGATTGATCGGGCAGCCGAATACACGTTCGTGCTGACGATCCAGAATCAGGCTGGAACCGCCGTGAACATTGGTAGTGTTGCGTTCTACGCTGACATTCGTGATTTAGTTAATAATACAGAAGCTGTTTCTTTTGCTTATGTTATTCTTGATAGTGGAGTAAACGGACAGGTATCGTTTAACCTCACGGAAGCAAATACGCTATTACTTCGTCCTGACGGTAGATACAGTTATGACATATTTATGATTCGAAGTGGCTCGACAGAGCGTTTGCTTTATGGTTCAGTGACTGCGCGAGCCAACATAACTAGAGGGGTTCCAATAGATCCAATCAGCTAATAAAATGCCATCAGACACCTATACCTTAACCATTTCCGACGTTGGCGTTAGCACGCCATCCGCAGGTTCTGTTACAAATACATCCGTTGCATCCAACGCAGCGATTGCGTTTAGTAAGCTGGCGACCCTGACCAGCGGAAACATCCTAGTCGGTAATGGCTCGAACGTCCCTACGTCAGTAGCTCTTACTGGGAATGTCACTGTATCGAATACTGGCGTAGCGACCATTGCCAACGATGCCGTCACCTTCGCCAAGATGCAGAACGTGGCAGGCTTGTCTATCCTAGGCAAACCAACTTCAGGGTCGGGGGACGTTGCGGAAATTGAGTCTTCCACTTTCATGCTGGACGCATCTACTGGATTCTTGAAGCAGGCTGATGCGACGTCTGCACGATCCACCTTGGGCATAGTTGATGCCGCCACGGGCAACGCTCTCCTCTCCGGCGGAGTAGGAGTAGCCCCCGCCTACGGAAAGGTAGGACTTACCACTCACGTCTCCGGGACTCTCCCAGCAGCAAATGGCGGAACTGGACAGTCCTCTTACGCTATCGGAGACATCCCCTTCGCCAGCAGCTCTACGGCTTTGTCAAAACTTGCCGATGTTGCTACTGGTAACGCTCTACTTTCTGGCGGTATTGGCACAGCCCCAGCCTACGGAAAAATAGGACTAACCACTCACGTCTCTGGCACTCTACCCGTTGCGAATGGCGGCACTGGCGTAACTACTTCGACCGGAAGTGGAGCCAACGCACTAGCTACTTCTCCGACTTTTGTCACACCGATTTTAGGAACGCCCACTTCTGGCACACTCACAAGCTGCACTGGTTTACCCATATCCACTGGAGTTTCTGGACTCGGTACTGGAGTAGCAACTTTCCTCGCAACTCCTTCAAGTGCGAATCTTGCTGCGGCAGTTACAGGTGAGACAGGATCAGGTGCGCTTGTCTTCGCTACCTCCCCGACCTTAGTTACACCAATCTTGGGTACGCCTACTTCCGGCACACTCACAAGCTGCACTGGTCTGCCTTTAACCACTGGTGTTACTGGAACTCTGCCCGTTGCGAATGGCGGAACTGGTGTGACTACTTCGACAGGAAGTGGAGCTAACGCACTGGCTACTTCTCCGACTTTGGTCACGCCGATCTTGGGCACGCCCACTTCTGGAACGCTTACTAGCTGCACTGGTTTGCCTCTAACTACTGGCGTCACTGGAACTCTGCCCGTTGCGAATGGCGGAACTAATCAAGTAAGCCTAGTTAGGGGTCAGATTTCCCGCATGACAGCTTTCACCGCCGTGACTGTTTCGGTAATTGGAACCTACTACCCGCTTACAAACGCAGGAACTTTAGATACCGGAGTTAATTCAAACATGTCTCTCGGAGCTGCGAGCACTTTCTCCATCAAGAATACGTCAGGCGTGACCCGAGTGTTTCGGGTTTATGCCAGCGTAGATGCTACCGCAAGCAATGACGATATACTTGGGATCATGCTTTACGCGGGTGTGGCTGGGAGTTTGTCTGCGAGAGTTGAAACCGAGTGCCGCGCCTTCACCAATTCCGCTAATGATGCCGCCAAGTTGGTCACATCATGGATGATCTCCCTCGCAAATAACGAAGAGGTTGCTGTTTACATGGCGAACCACTCGGCAACACAAAACATAACAGCGCAAAGAGCTAGGCTGATTGCCGAAGCGATTCTTTGAAATGCCTTCGTAGTCATCAAAGCCGTAACAACATAATGCCATGACCAAGTTTCCCGACACCGCCATTTTCAAAGACGCAGGGATGCGGGGCGACTCACGCATCTTTCAACTCACTGCGCCGTTCCGATACTACTCCCGTATCGGGTGGATTGAGCTACCTACTGGCTTCAAGACGGACGGAGCGTCAGTCCCACGCGTGTTCTGGAACATCTTTTCACCGTTCGGTACTTACTTCCCCGCCGCACTCATTCACGACTATCTCTACTCCAAAGCTAGTTCGTTTCACATTACCCGTGAAGAGGCGGATCAAATCTTCCTCGACGCGATGCACGACCTTGGTGTCGGCTGGCTGACCCGCCGTATGATCCACCGTGCCGTTCGCCTTGGCGGATGGAAAGGCTACAAGAAAAGCAAACTACAAGACGACTTCCAACCAGAATGAGCGACAACGAAACAGCAGAGCTTTCCCGCGAGTGGCGGCAATCCGTCCGTGATGAAATGCGGAAGAATGGCGAAAAGCTGGATATGGTTCTTGTGGAGATTGGGAAAATCCGCAACGAGTTCGCCCCTGTTGATAGGCATGAGGATTTAGCAAGCCGCGTCCGTAGCCTAGAGGAAAATCAAGCTCGCTTTCTTGGTGGGATTCTGATACTTAACTTCATCGGCGGAATTGCTCTGGCAATCATAATGAAAATCTGGAAATGAAAAACCTTATAACAGAAATTATCCGTATCGCCAAGGCGGAAGTCGGCGTTCGTGAAGTCGGTAATACAAACTGCGGCGTTCGCGTGAACGAATACAAGGCGGCGACATGGCTGAACCCAAACAAGGGATGGCCGTGGTGCGCGGCTTTCGTCTGCTGGGTGATCCGCGAGGCGTTGGCATCATCCAACACGAAGCAGACAAAGACGTTCAAGCGTCCGAGAACCGCTGGCGCATGGGATTTTGAGAACTGGTCTATCGCGCAAGACTCGACGACTTGGTTGCGGCGGTCTCCAGGCAAAGACATTATGGCTGGTGACATTGTGATCTTCACCTTCTCCCATATCGGCATCGCGGTATCCTCACCCGACAAGAAGGGCAATGTTACTGTTGCAGAAGGAAATACTGACGACGCTGGATCACGCGAGGGCGGTGGTGTTTATTTAAAAAAGCGAAACATTTCCCGAATTCGTTCACGCATTCGATTTAACGTTTGAGCAAACAATCGCGCAAAAGCGGGGATTCCGTCTGATTTGAGCAACATTACACGCAAATGAAACCACTGAAAAGCAAGTCTAAAATCATTGTCCTCTTGTCCGACTTGCATATCGGCTCAGTTGTCGGGCTATGGCCATCTGATTTCGTATCCACCGAAGGAGTCCCCATCGGGCAAAACGCATTCCAGCAATGGCTGTGGGCTTGCTGGAAAGACTGCCATGAGTGGATAGTCAAAACCGTAGGGGATGAGCCTTACGAGTTGGTAATCAACGGAGACCTAGTTGAAGGAATCCACCACCGGACGACCCAAGTGATGAGTGCCGATATTGGGGATCAATCTTCCGCTGTAATTCAGATTCTTGAACCCGTGACAAGCAAGGCATCCGCAGTCCACATCATCAAAGGAACGGAGTGCCACACGCGCAATGACGAGATTCGGTTGGGCAAAGTTCTAGGAGCATCGAAAAACCCAGAGAACGGGCAAAACGCTTGGGACAACCTCGACATTGAAATCAACGGGACGCTTATCAACTTCGCCCACCATATCTCAGCTACCTCCCGCCCGTATCTTGAAGCTGGAGCGCATTCTATCGCACTTGGGACAATCACCCACACCCGCGCTAGGGTTGGCAAGCGTGTCCCATCGGTGATTTGTCGGGCGCATCGCCATCGGCATGGAATCTGGACGGACGGCAACCAAGCCTCGCTTATCACGGGCGCATGGCAGGGCTTGACCCGCCACGGCTACAAAGTAGTCCCAGACGCTATTGTAGAGCCCTCCTGCATCATTCTAGACGCAAGAACGACCGACAAGGGCGACCTTCCACTATTTCACCAACGTAAATACATACCATAATGGCAAAAAGCATCCCGAAAGTTAGCGGCATGGACTGGATTGTTGAGCAACTCAGCCAGCAAGAAATGGAGCCTGACGAGTTCACGGCGGAAATGGTCATGGAGAAAACCAAGACGACTAACTCGTCAGTTCGCTGCCGCCTAGCAAGGATGTGCAAAAGCGGCGAATTGACGAAGCGAAAAGTCACATTGAACGGAACGCTAGCGAATGTTTACAAAAAAGCAAAATAGCTTGATTTCAATTAGATTTAATTTAATTATAATTTAACAATTTAAACAAATTCAATTCAATGGCTATCGTAAATGAATGGCAACAAGTTAAGTCTTTTCCAACTCCAGTTCCTTCTGATCTTTTATTCTATGAAATAAAAGATTCAAACATTCCTAGGAATGAGAATTGGAATTATGGAGATCCACATCCTAATAAAACTAGGTATCCAGACCATGAATTGATTTTTGTTACTCCTGTTGTAAAAGGTTCTAATCCAAGCGCGGAACAACAATGGTGGTATGCTGCTAAGCGTGAGAATCAGGACGACTACAACTTCTCTTATACAAAGGCCGACATCGGTGGCACGAGATTCGACGCTGTAGCTCGCACCTACGTCACGCTCCGTTCAGCGTTCACCCCAGACACTCCGGCAATGGGGGCGACTATGCCGAACGACCCTGAGTCCCTTTTTACTGGAGCTTACGTCCTCGCCGAGAAACGGCAGACTCGTATCGGTGAGCAGGAACTCGATTCTCTCTACGTCGCGGAAACGCACGTCTATGTGAAAAGGGCAACAATCACCGACAACGGTTTTAACGAAGCGCTCGGCGTAAACCTTTCCCGCACCACCACCCTGTATTACCGGGGCGAGACGGTTAGCGGAGTCGCTATCGAGACACTAGTGGCCGACGACAAGAACCCCTATTGGGGAATGCAAGTAAACCTCAAAATTTCTCGCTCTGGCGAGCAGCTTTCCGATAACTGGTTTGCCGTCATTGAGCAGCAGATCACCCTCAAGCGCGAAACTAGCGGGGCACTCACCGATGATTGGCCGATTGGGCAAGTCAAGAGTAAGGCCAGAGAAAACCCTACTCCACAGAAGTTCCGCGCAAGCACGAATGTAGTGCAGACCACCACCCCCATTGATCTCGCGGCGGCCAACGTGGACAACCTTCCGGCACCCGCTACACCTACCGGCGATGAGGTGGAGGTTCAAGTAACCAAGATCAATGATTACCGATACGAAAAGAAGATCACAACGGAGACAATCGACACGGATAACCCTTTGACGGGGACTGAGTGGGTTGCAGCTTTTGGCGGAGGAATCCTGACTACGGAGGAAACACTCGCATCTGAAAGAAAGAATGCCGCAGGTGGATTTAGCATTATCAAAAGCAAAGTCACACCGATTGGTCAAGGTAAGTTCATTGAGGAAGTTGGGACGATGGATTCTTTCCCTTCATTATCAGGCTCCAAGTATGACACCGATCTCGACATCGACCTGCCATTTACCGAGCAAGTTGTTCCTGCGGGGACTAATAGTCCGGGTAGTGACACTGAACCTATTGACGAATACCGCTCTAAGGAGCGCACCGTGAACCGCTCCGCTGTCCAAGCTGCACTAGCCGGGATTCATCTCACCCTGCCATCTCAGGAGAACATCCAACTCCCCAATGTCCTAAAGAGCGTTTCGGTTTTAGCGTCTCGTTCGGTAGGTAACGGCAACTCTTACGGATGGGGTAACTCTTACAGCGGGTCAAACACTAGCTCGTTAGCCGTCAGTGCCGATCTGACTTACGAGATTGAAGAGGGGTATAGTGGGCCAGTTGCTTCCGAGATTCATGTGTTTTTCCTACCGTTAGGTGGATCTTCTCCGGGAGATATACTGGCTGCGGTAAATGCCGAACCGTGGCCAATGTATCGGCCTATCTCATCTCGCATCGTCATCTCTGGCAACGGAGCGCAACGATCTTTCTCAGAAAGCATATCGGATAATTCGGCCTCGGCCAGTGAGAGTTCTTCGGTTTCTGCATTTACAAATGTAGGCGTGCTGCCTGCAACTCTACACGGTACACTGGGAATTGAAGTAACATACTCCGATTTCACATCTCCAGCAGGGCTACTAGACGCGACTTGGGCAGCGATTGTTGCAGCCAATGAAGCGCGTGTTCAAGCTGTCCGCGATGCTCTTGAAGCGATTCCTCCAACTTATGCGGGGGAAGAAGTAACGCCCTTACAAAAGCAATTCCTACTGACGAAGCTAGAAACTATTGATAGCACTTTGACCCTCAAAACCGACTTTGATCCCACTGATGCTGAAGTGATTGTATCACCTAATACTTTAGAAGCCACATCTCCTTCAGAAATACAATACGGACGCTTCATTAAATCTAGTTCCGCAAGCATTTATGGCTACGGAATGGTGCGCGTTACCGCAGTGGTTGTGGATCTCTCAGTTCTAGCCCCCTAACACCATGGACGCAGGAAACTTACAAGCAATCATAGACGAAGCGCTGAAGTCCGCCTCGGATGAAGCGAACCGCCGCTTGGCTGAGCAGGATAAAAAACTACCACCGATCAATACTACGGTTGAAGCGTCAAGCCAGACAAACTACCGTCAACCTGCACAGCTTGAGCAGCGTGTTACAGAGATGCGTTTCGACCCCCCACCGCCCGTAGCACCTAAGCCGGAAGGAATAATAGGTGACACCCTTCTATTCGGCGGCGGGAGCGGGTTGGACGAGGGTATCAAGCCCCCGCTATGGATCACGCTGCGCATAGTTGATGACGATCCGATTACATACAATGCCTATGCCGAGTTCGGTCATGTCGTGCCTCGCCATAACGCCAGTGATGAGACGGGCGCTCCAATCGAGATTACATTACTACCGACACCCGACGCGCCGCTTGCTGTTGCCGCAGGGAATAAACTCTGGGTCAAATTGACCATTGATGCAGGCGGCAAATGCACATACGCAGATTTTGAAAGCGGTCAGGAATGGCCGGAAGACTTGCCTCCCGAGCTTATCGGCGGCGATGACCAGTCAGGGACGGAAGGTGAGAGACACATCCGCATTGCTGAGATCGTCGCCGACCCTGAAAGCACGGCAACACCTCCGCCATTGATTAGCAACCAACTCCACACTGGGCACATTGACCATTTTCAGCCAGAGCTGCTGGAAAACACTACGACATTACCGGGCACGGGAGAAGCGCGTGTGATGAAGCGGTGGAACGCATCCACGGGGGTTTGGGAGTTCAGATACTTGACTGCCGGAGATGGCGTCACGATTACCGAAAACGCCGACACCGTTAATATAGAGATAGATCCAACGTATGATTTTTCTACCGGAACCCCGGACGGAATCCCGGACGGAGAGACAGACGGCGATATGCTGTATTGGGACGCCACTGCCGAGGTATGGATTTTACTGCTTGCCCCTGCTGCCCCCGATACCGGCAAACGCTGGGTCATGCACCATGATGGCACCGCGCCAGAATGGGTTGAATACGACGAGGTTACGGTAAACATCTGCATAGATGGATTACCGACCGAATACACCATCCTTGGGATACCTACACCACCGCCATGAGTAACCACCTGATCCAGCCTATCGACATTGACGGGACGCTCTACTGCTGTAACTGGGGAGGCGCTTACGTTTTTGAGCAGTCTGATTATTCCCCGAAATGGCGGACAGTCGAGTTTATAGATGGTGACATCTTACCAGATCCCCTTGGTGACGACAGGGATTACTGGATTCTAAACGGCGAAGGAGCGCCCGACCATACAAGCGGATCAGGCACGATTGAGTTTGCGACATGTTGCGTCTGGAAAGCCACCATCGTTGCTCAAAACCCCGCTTTTCTTTTTGGTAAACCCGGGGCGGACAGCACAACTTTTACCATTAGAGTCGAAATTAACGACGTGCTAATCGAAGAAGAAACTTTGACGGGCGATGGAACCATCGAAATCGTGGTTGATCTAAACGATCTCGGATTGATGGGGCAGGCATGCGGCAATCTTTGGTCAATTTATGCCGAGGCTGATTATCCAGAGGAATACAACGGCGAGATTGTGATTACCATCGAAGATGTGACATTCGGGCCACCTGTTTGACACGCTCGCGTAATCTGCTCTTGCAAACAAATAAAATAGGATGACAATCCCTAAAGCTTTATTGGATTTTAATTATTTTTAATCTTCTCTTGTCTTTTAAGCAAGGGGTAATTACTATTTCTCAAAAGATGGCAAAGCAAATTACATTAGAAGAAGCGATTGTTCAGTTTGGGCCGCTTGTTTCCACAAGGGTAGAAATTGAAGATGCAATTCGTGAGGCGGTTACTCGCATTTATGAAATGGGTCGTTACCCCGGCACCATTCGCGAACTTTCTTTTAGTGATGGAGATTTTGTTAATGAAGATGATTTGATGTTTTTGTATCTGGATGATTCTCTTTACGATGGAATGATTGGTTTCCGTAACAAGAATAGGGGTTGGTCAATCATGGATCAAAGCATTCTCTATTTGAATAAATTGAATGGAGGCGATATGTCGCTGATTGACATGGGACAGGTTGAAATCACTGTTGATTCCCAGCTTGTTTTACGCAGGAAATACCGTATGCCTCTTGGATTTACCATATCTGGTGGACCTTATTACGCGTTAATGAAGCTGGAAGCTCCTGCACTTCTGCATAATACTATTATTCCAATTCACTCAATTGGAGCTTTGAAGGCTGCGATCATAGCAATTAGTTATGAGTATGTGAATGATGATGAAAGAGCTCAATTCAATTGGAGTAAATTTACTCAACTAATGCAACTTTCCGAAAGGCAAGTTGAAGGATCTAAAAAATACCACATCGGCATGGACTCAAGTCTACGCCGTCGTCCAACTCAATTCATGTAAGATCATGTCCGAGAAAAATAAAAAACCAAAAACTCGTTTTGATGAAGCAGGTTCTAAACTTGATAAGCCTATAGGTCTACCTACTAATGATCAATTAGAAGCGATTAAATTTGCGCGGAATCAAGAGCGAGACATTGGGAAATTAGCTCGTGATGCAAAAAGAAATGGCGACATTAATGCTTATTTAGCGGCGGTAAGCGCTGGCTATACAAACCGTGGGATAGAAAATGTAGATGATAAAAATGCACGTTATCTTGAAGCAGTTAATCAAAGACGATTTTGGGGTGATCGTGGAGTTGGCCCCGGACAGCCACCCGCAGGAGGCGCACAACCAACATCTCGCCTAGATGCCAGTTCCACGCCGAGACTGGACGCACAAATACCTTCTCGTCTTGATGGCAGTATTACGCCAAAACTAGACGCACAGCAAGCTGCTGGGACATCCCCAGAGAACCCCAGAAGCGCTGCACAGGGATCTAGTGGTGGCCAATGGGTGAATGTAGGCACACCTCCTGCGACTGGCACACCTCCCGCTCCAGCACCTGCTACTCCAGCCGCGCCTGACCCCACCCCTGCACCTCCTACTACAACAGGAGGCCAACCATCAGCTCCAGCAAAACCCAAGTCTTTTTTTGAAGAAAGGGCTTCTGGCAGAAAAGCGTTTGTTGATACTGTTGAAACTCTTCGCCGCAAAGAGGGCGGAATGACCTCTAAAGAAAAAGAACAAGCTCAAGCTCGTGGAACGGCCCTTGGCCTTACCCCTCAGCAGATACAGGAAACATTGGACGGACAAACCGAGCTTTCTCCTGAGGCTATTGCTGGCCGAGCTAAAGGAAGAAAAAACGAGGCTTATCAGAAGGAATTTGAGGAGAGTGATAAGCAATGGGCTAAGCTTCTTGAGAAGTATCCTGATCAAAAAGCAATGCTAGAAGGGCTCACTCCTCAGCAGAAAAAAGACGCTTTGGCAAAAGGCAAAGAAAATGCTGGAGAAAAGATTGCTAGTGCAAAAGCAAAAGGGGATCGGGCAGGTAGAGAAGTTCAAGATTCTTTGGATAGATTTGATGCTTTCGTGGAAAAAGCTGATGATGCCTCAGCCACAAGAGAAGGATTTAAAGATGCTCGCTCAAAAAGACTATCTGAAAAACCAATGCTCGTAGGGGGTAAGGATGTTGCGAAAGCTACGGATGAGGATCGTCGTATGTGGGCGGAAGAGAGCCAACGCAGGAAAGTGGACGCTAATCGTCCTTCGTTAAATCAATTCATGGATTCATTAGATGATCCGATTGGGCCGATTGAGGATACTCAGAGAAATGATGGAGGTGTGATTGCTGATCGCCAAAATATTATTAATGAATCAGATTGGGGCAATAGCCTTCTTGGTGATGCAAATAAAGTTGCGAATGTAATTAGCGGACAGCTTGACAAAGTTTCCCTGCAAAGGCTAGAAGCAACACTTGAGTCCTCAAGACAAAAAGAGGGGAGCAGAGCAATGAATTTTGCAGATGCGATTGGAGGTTATCTAACTGGGAAAAAAAAGAAACCGGAAGTCAAGAAGGGTCTATCCTCACAAGCATCTATCAATACAGGAAAGATTCAAGAATCATACGAAAAAGCCTTTAAAGGAGCTGACAATATTTTGTTTGGCTTATCATTCGATCAAAGAGAAGTTTAGCCTGACTAAAATCTTATGGAATATCCATCATACACAAACGATTCAGATTCTCAGTTTGCAGCTGAGCTTGATAAATTCAAACTTGGTCCCGGAGTAACTCCCGGGGGCTCCGCATTTGCAGCCTCCGAAGCAATGATGGATTCTATGGGCAACGACTACAAAAACGTAGCTGCCTTAATGCAAGCAAGAGCTTCGCTTCATAGCGATTCAATGGCTACTAGAAAATCAATAAGTGAAGACTTTATGGCCAAAAAGTCTTATGACGAGTTAGATCAGTTTAGTCGCATGATGAGTGATGAGTATGATCCAAACAATCCTGAAAAGAATGCTCAGACAGCCGCAAGAGGAGCTTCAATGTTTTCTCATAATCGTGATGTCTTAGCTGCTGCTTCAAATATGAATGCGGTTAATTCTGGTGTTTTCAAGGCAAAACAAGAGGCTAGTCAATCAAAAGACATTCTTTTCTTGGAGGCTGAGCGTCAACAACGTGAAGAGCTTAGCCGCTTGCAAACAAAAACTGCTTTTTCTCAAATTGAGCGAAATGACAAGCTTTTGAAGGAGGGTGACATGGGGGATGAAAACAAGAAAATAGAGGCATGGGGAGCAATGCTTTATGGAATAAAGTCCTTAAAGACTCCCGAGACTGATGAAGTTGCATTGGCGTTAAACACTGCTTGGACAAAGCTTTCTTTTGATGGGGACGCGGAAACTAAGAATGAGTTTAATTACTTGGCTCAGTCTTATGCGAAGGCTTCTGCTTATGAGTCTGTGAATTCTGATGGGATTGCGGCAGCAAAAGAAACAAAAGACAAATTGAAGTTTAATCCGGGAATTGATCTTGATGCGGCCAGGACACCGGAGGAGAAAGCTATTGCTTTGGCCAAAGCTAACGAATGGATTAAAAGTCAATATCCAACAAACACAAGCAATGAAGAAATCAACAAAAAAAATCGAAGGTCTATTGCTTTTTATGAAGAGGGATTGGATAAAGATGCTGAGATTTCCAGTATTTACGGGCAACGTGCCGCAATAGCGCAAGCGATCAAGCAACTGTCTGATTCAGTGCCTAACAAAGATGCACCTCATGATGTAAAGCGCGATTATATGGTAAAGCTTGAAACCCTCAAACTAAACCTTTCTTCTTTCAATGCTGAAATTAATTCGATTTATAGTGTGAAGCAGCAACGCATGTTGCAAGATGAGAAGTTTATGGACTTGAGGAAAAAAGCCCTAAGTAACGAAAAGCTAGCTCAAGATATTCGTCTCGATGCTCAAAACCCAGCATTCAAGCAACTTGCTTTAGATGCTCGCAGGCAAGGGCTTGACCAGCAACGAAGCCTTGCTATTTTCAAGGCTATTCTTTCCGTAAAGCAAGACAAGATGATGTCAGGCAAAACAGATGAAGAGATTCTTTCGGTAATTCAAACAGCGCTAGACGCTTCTGGTTTTGAAGACGGAGGTCTTGACTTGCCTGACGCATAGTAAGTAAATACCCCATCAGATGAAATACGACACCGAAGACTACGGATCAGATTACTCGGCATTAAAATACGACTCTCCATACGGAGGGTCTGATTCTTTTGATGATGGCCCTACTCAACCAGTTCAGATTGATTACGGTAGCGCGTTAGGGGTTGTTAAGAGTGATTTGTGGAGGAAGGCTACTCCTGCCCAAAGAGGAAAGACAGTTGATCTTGCTTTTACCCGATTGATTGAATCGGCGGAAAAGAATCCTGACAGAAAGATTACGTGGACCAATAGGCGAGGTGAAGTGAAGGATATGCCATTGCTCAATCCTGATAAAAGTTGGACGGCAACAGGTAGGGAATGGTTACAGCAACAACGCTCTTACTTGGCTGCTGCTGCTGAAGATGAATCTGGTGGCGTGGAGTGGGATCGGTTTGATCAGGAATTCGTAGCTCCTCAGCATTTATCTCCAATACTTGACAGGCAAAAACAGTTTGATCCTTTTAGTGATCTTCAAAATTGGATGTCTGAAAAGAATGCGCTCGCAACCGAAGATGAGACAGCTAGTTTAGCTTGGGAGGATTTTGTTTCGTATGCAAATTCGAATGTAAAAAGCGACGAAGCAAAGATTGATCCAGAGAACAAGGAGCTTAAGAAACAATGGTCTCAAAGGATGGCTCGTGAATTGTATACGCCTGAAACTTTAGGTGAAGACGTAATGATGCAGAAAGTTGGAGGTCAATGGGTTCTTAATTCCATGAACTATTCTGAGATTGATAAGATGGAAAATGCCATCAATTCAAATGAAGAGTTGTCTCTTGCTGATAAAAAGATTTTGCTTGGTGATTATCGCTCGCAGGTCGAAGCCAATGCTGGCAAAATAGTAAATGCTTTTGCGGCTGCCGATGCTGGGGTGATTGGCTCCATGTTTAGTCGTCCTTTAAGTGATGAATTTGCAGAAGAGATGAGCAAGCCCGGAGCCTCCGCTTACGAGTTTATCAAGGCTCGCAAGGAGAGGTTCAGTAAAGATTCATATGGAGTGGCTTCTGAGGTTGCTGGAACTCTTCGTGATGCGGTGATGGCAACTGGAACTGGTGCTTTGTGGTTAGCCAGTTTTGGGAATTACACTTCTCCTGCTGAGGCGTTTGGTGGACTAGCTGAAGATACTGCAAAGGCCTACAGTAACACAACTCAGTTTTCAGCTTTTGGGATAGACATCACTCGTAGGGACTTAACCCAGCTTACTGGTCAGGTTGGTTCGTTTGTTGCGATGGGTGGCATGGGAGCCTTGGCTGGGAAGAGCTTAGCAAAAGCTGGTGCGGTAGGAGCAAGTCGTTATGCGGCAGGACCTGGAGGTGATCTTGTTTTGAAGTCAGCGACAGCAAAAGCAACGAGTTTAGCTGCGGCTAAAGACTTGCTGAAGGCTGGTGGAACTTTGCCTAAAATTAGCATTCCTGCTAAAATGGGTGGTTGGCTGAAGGCTGCTGCCACTGATCCAGAGCTTTACATTGGATCGCTTCAAGCTACTGGAATGGGTTTTGGAAACGCGTTCAACGAAGCTTACGAAAGGACTGGAAACCGTGACGAGGCTTTAAAGGCTGCGAATATCGAAGGCATTTCTAATGGCCTTGCTGTGATGATTGCCACTGGGGTAATGAACCGTGTTGCTCCGGGTATGGGTAAGGCGCTTGGCATGGGGGATGAGGGAGTTGGAACAAGCCTAATTCAGAACCTTCGCAATCGGGTTGTTCAGAAAGAAGGAATGAAAGCCACTCAAGATGCTCTTGAGCATTTAGCTGGTGATGCTGGCGCTGGTCTTAGAAAGCAGTTTGCTAGGGACATTGCTCAGGAGATGAATGATGCGGCTAGGAAAATGGGGCTGAAAGGTATTGGTGTTGCTGGCAACATTGGCGCTGAGGCTGTGGAAGAGGCGGCTGACGGAATTATTTCGGATTCGATTAGCGCAATGCTCGACGATTCCAAAACTTGGAAAGAAGATTTCTGGGGAAACATTGGTGAGAATTGGAAAGAATATGTTAAGGCGGGTGTTCTTGGCGCTATTGGTGGCGGCATGGGTGCTAGCATTGGAGCAGCTACTAATGCTCCATCGGTTTTCGGCAAGTCTGATGCTCTCAATGCGATGAGCGACAAGTGGAAGGCAATTGAGACAAATGTTGGGAATTTCAGTAAAGATAATGGTATAATGGATGTTAGCGGGAAGGCTATGAACTTTTCCGAAATTATGGCTACTGAGCTTGATTCAGATCCACAAAAGGACATTGAGCAAAAATCAGCAATGCTTGTCCGTGCAGCAAGAGGTATTGGTGTTTATCAAGCGATGCCTTCTTCTTTGGTTTCCGCCTCCACTCAAGCGCCTCCCTCCAACGTTTCTGGCACTACCCCCCCTAGTTCAACACAGGCGGCTTCAGCGGCCTCTCAGAGGGCTTATCCAAAAGGTTCGCTGGGTCAGGTAATGCAAAGCATTGGCGAGGAGGCTCCTGCTGGTCGCGAGTGGTCGCGTGATTCTAAAACTGTTGAGGGAAGCAAGGCCACCTACAAGGACAAAGAAGGAAGCTACGAACTCACTCCGATTCATGCTGTCAGTGATGCAAGCGGGAAGCGCAACGATAACGTAGCGTTCAAGATGGTAAGGATTACTAAGAAGGGACTTGGTAAAAAAGTGGCTTCCGAGCCTGCTTATCTGACTCCTGCGCAAGCTCAAAAACAACTTAAGGACAGCGGTAGGAATACAGAAGCCGCCCAACTAGAGCGTATCGTTAACGCAACCCCAGACGAAAAAGCTCAACAATATGATGAATGGACAAATGAAACCAGTAAACAAAGCACAACAGTTGATGCAGATAATAAGCAAATCGCACCTCTCAGCGAAACGCGTCCAAGAGATAGCGCTCCGCCCCAAGATGACCGCGATAGCAGAACTACAGGCGATGGCGGGACTGAGCAGACACGACAGCCAGACGCTGGTGCACCTTCTCCAGCAGCAGTAAAAGCCGCGCCGGGAGATAAACTTACCTACATTCCTTCTGATGGAAGCGCTCCATCGGAAGTTGAGTTTCTAGGGTATGATGATTCTACTTTTGATTTATCTGGTCGTGCAAAAATGGCTTTTGTTAAAGTTGGCGACAAAAGAAAAACCGTTCAAACTTCCAGCCTATCTTTAGTTCAAGCTAAAACAGAAGCACCCGCTCCAGCATCCACTAAAGCAGAACCAAAGATTGCAGAAATAGAAAAACAACAAACAAAACAACCAAATGAAAAACAAACCGAAAACCAAGGGGACGAAACCAAAGGGCTGCAAGTAGAAGAGGAAGTCAAAGAGGAACCCAAAACCCCGGAGCAGATCATTGCAGCACGGCTTGATCGCGATGGTATTGCGGCTACGCCAGAACTTATTGCTGCTGAATACGCAAAGACAGAAACAGACAGGCCGAGCAACCGAGTTAGCAATACAATCAAAGCGATTCAAAAGCTGAGCGAAGACGGTCATGTCCCGATGCGGGCAGCGGCTATTGCTGACGCGCCAAGCATCACTGACGGACTTGATCCTGAAACAACCTACATTGTTGAGGAAGCCACCCTTAAAGGCGGCACGGACGCAGCTGGAGCCAAATGGTCACGCAAGTCTTCTGAGAATGGAAAAGAGCGCTATGGCTACATGCCCCCTAAGGGAATGGCTTCAACAATGGGTGTTGGCGATACGGTTGTGATTGCTGGCAACGACAAGCAGGTTCTGATGCTGAAAAAGGTTGTGGATGGCGAGCTTATTTTTGAGGCGTTAAACATTGACTTTGATGCTGCCAATCAGAACTCGCTAAATGATCAGCTACGCAAAACCTCCGCTAGATACACACGCTCAATTCTCGATAGGTCGATCAAGAGTATTGTGCCTATGATGTCCCGCTTCTCTAATGGTGAAATTACCATTGCTGAAGTAGAGACCATTTTTAAAGAACTTCTTTCGGTTGTCGCGCCAAGAAATAACTTCAAAGTTGTGCAACGGAAGATTAACGGGGATGGTTACATTTTTGCTGAACCTGCTGAGAAAGGCTCCAAAAAACCATCATCTATTGTTGTTGATTACGATAAGCTTAAGAAGGAGCTAGTTGCTCTTTATTTTAATTCAGACACGGGCAATCAATTTGCCCAAGAGCTTTTGGCGTATGATGCTGCGGCTCTTATTACAAGCGTCTTAAGCGAAGAGGGAATCCACATTGTTACTTACGGGACGTTTACCCCAAAAGAACTTCTTAGCTACTATGACAATCTTTGGGATTTGAACAATGAGTTTCGCACGGAGCAAGAATCGAAAGGTGTTGCGGAAGGCAAGATCAAGGATCACCCGCTTTTTGAGGAGTTAAAAAAGGTAGCTTCGGAGAGGGGCGTTACCAAAAGCCTAGATCCAAACAATGAGAAAGGAGCAACCGAGAAGCAACGTCAGGAAATCTCTGGAGAGCTATTGCGTAAGTTTGTGCAGATGGCCTTGACGGGAACTACGACAGAACGCCAGTCACAGCTATCCAAGATGCTTCAGCAGGCAATTATCCTTGATGAGAGCAACGCAAGGGAAAAGGGAGGCTTGGTGAAGTATTTGAAGGCGATTGGTCATATGGTTCGTCGCTACGCCGAAAGGATGCGCACAATCCTTTGGATCAACACCCACCGTGGAATGCTTCCGAGCAACCTTCAGGAGCCGTTGAGACGCTTGATTGACGCTACTAAGGAATCTGGATTGAACGTGGATGTTTTGAACGCTCATAGCGATACGATAGCTCAGCGGACAAAGATGGAGGAGCTTTACAATAAGAGCTTGGAGTCTGAACTTCAAATCATCGCTAGGAATAATTCGTTCCCGATGAGGCAGCTTCGCAACCGGATTGCCGCATCCAATCGCATCTCGATTGATATAGCCATTGTCCATGATCCTGAAACGATGGAGATCGGGTTACATCCTGAATTCAGGGCTTTGCTAGAGCGTGAGAAGTTCGACATGAAGGCTCTTGATGATCAGTTTGACCGACTGAATGGAAAGGGTGGCTACTCGGAAGACCAAACCCCTGCGATGAAGAAGATACGCACAGGAGTCTTTTTGAAGTGGGAGAAGCTTCAGTTGCTTCGTGATTCCCTTCCCGCTCAGTTCTCTGATATGGATTTGTGGACTGGTGCGATGAAGCCGGATCGTGAGGGCATCACCCGCATTGATCGTGAGAAGCTGTTCACTAAGCTATTTGAAGATATGACTGGGAGTGTTTCTCACTCTGAAGTCATCGACGGAAGCGAAAGAATCAAGCAAGCAATGCTGTCTAGTGTCCAACCACGTATCATCGAAGCAAGAATGGCTCATCAAGCGCTTGAAAATCACGCAAGGGAAGAGCTTGATGGTTTAGACCTTTCTACGTTTGCTGGTAAGCGTAAGCTTATTGAATGGAGTAAAGCGATGAAGCTGAATCCACACAGTATTGATTTAGTCAGGCTAAACAGGGATTTGTTGGTAGGTGTAGATTTGGAGACTCGTGATTACATTGCGGATCAGGATTCTACGATTACCCCTGAAGAGTTGGCTGTTAAGATGGAAAACCATTTGAAGCTCCTTCTTCAGCGCCTTCCTATGTGGTCTGATGAGATGGCTGCTAGTGATCAAAAGAATGATTTTGGCAACGGCTTACGTGGTGAAGCAAAGTCTTTGTTTGATGCCTATGTTGCAAAAGAGCAAAGCGTTATTGAAGAAATCCAAGAGATTCGCAAGGCACACAACGCAAGAATCCAGCACACCAAAAACCTTCCTAATTCCGACATCCTTCCAAAGCTGGAACAAAAGGACTCCTTAGGAGATGACTACAAATCTGTCATCGCTTTTACCCGTGCGGTGGATGATTACAACTACGCCCTGAAGACAGCTAAGAACCGTGCTATCGGTGAGTTTGGCTTGAGGACGGTTGGCTTCGGAACGGCGATTAAGGTTCAGGCTATTAATCCTGAATCTGAAAACCCTAATTCTTACTCGTCTCTTCCTCCAGTTGATACTGGGGTAGATGATTTGCTTGATGTTGTTCAGGATGTTGGTTACTCCAATATTTTTCCATACGAGCATCAGAACGGATACGATAATTCAAACGCGGATGCTCCTTATTCGTATTCTTCGCGCTTCATCTATCCTCAGAGAACTGAATCTGCCGTTGGTCAAACTGAAGCTGATGGATTAGCTATTGGGCTTGATCCCAATTCTAAGTGGGAAAGACCCGGAGATGAAGGACTTACCCCAGCGGAGCGTGAGTGGAATGCAGGGCTTGAAAGGTATCGACATGATACTGAATCAAATTTCACGGCTTCCGGACGTAATGCTTTTGCTGACTTTTTTGTTGCTGAAAACATTGGAGCGATTCGCAATGTCGAAATGATCGACACTTACGCTCAGACCGCTGGATTCTCATTCGACAAGACAGTTAATCCTGACGATGACTCCGTGCGCTACGAAAGCTTACTAGAGGCCATGCCGATCTTTGATCACCAAAAGCTCAACAGGCTTGTAGGAGGGCTTCGTAGACTTAAGAGAGGATTCAGGGGCGATAACAACGAAGACCCAATCAAAGTTGTTGCCGATCTCTTCTCTTACCTAGAAGAAATGCGCCAGTGGTCCACCAAGATCAGGAGCTTATATCAAGGCTCTGAGTTTATGCCTAGGATTGGCGGAATGCAGACACTTGCTGGGCGTTCGCTTCCAATCTTTGACCAAGCCTTCAGCAATGAAACAGATAATGGGACGCTGACTAATGGCTTGGATTTGCAAATTCGTAGGATGCACGAAGCCTTGATGCTGAAAGTCATGGAATACGTCGAGGTTAAGAACGTCTCGATGGATAGGGCCTATCTAAAAAGCGCCGACACGCTTGTTTTAAGCAACGGGCTTCCTGTTCTCAAAGCTGGAGTGGACAAAAAGAAGCTTACTGATCTTGCTGAAAATTTGATTAAAGTTGTAGGGGAGGGTAATCAAAAAGCGATGTTTGATCGTTCTCTTTATGAGTCTGTTCAGGCTGTGAACTTGGTTCGCAAGCAGACAAAGGCTTTCATGGATCGTAAGTGGAGGAGCAATGTGGAGAAGGAGGGCAATCGGACAGTTACGGATGCTGCTTACGTTCCAGAATACGAACAGCTCATTAAGCTCCGCGATACGGCACTTAGTCCTAGGACGTTGAAGAACTTGTCTTTTGCGATGAAGTATTTCGAGAAGGAGCGCGACTACCAGTTTTCTGCCAACTTCGGTTTTGAGATGGAGGAGGCGTTTGATCGCCTTAGTTTTGGGGAGGGATATGAGCCGTATGTTTATACTGAAGCCGAAGAGTATGATGTTTACCTGCCTGATAGTGTAGCCAATTTAGTCACAACTAAAGAAGATGGAACGCTTACTCATCCAAATGTCCCTGAATATTCTGAGCTTAAACAAGACAAGGACGGTCGTTATTTTTATCGAAAACAGTCTCAGCTTACCAACTACAATGAAATCGTAGTGAGTTCTCAGCAAGCTGGCTTTGATGATGTTCGCTCCCGTCCTTTCCTTACTGGCGAGGATTCTCCTCTTCTTGAGGGAATGGATGAAGTGAAGTCTGGTGCAGCTTCCAGTCAACGTGAGGCAGCTAAGCGCCGTGCTAGTAGCCTTCAGGTAGCCCGCGAGCGCTTAGTTGCACAGTGGAGCTTACTTATAGGTTCAAACACTCCTACAGGGCGTAGCGCCACCGCAGGGCGCGTCTTCTACTTCGATCTATTACAGGCTGACGAGGATGGTTTTGTGACCGTAGAGGAAGTTTTGGAGGATCGCCGCCGCATGGGGACGGCTCCTAGATATAGCAGGATGGAGACAGTTAGCCGTAGAGTTGATGATGGAAGTCCGTTTTTGGGAACTCAAGACACTTACGTTGAGGATCAGGTTGAAAGGCTGGAGGAATTTAGTGAGGATGACCTAAACGCAATGGATCAAACTCAGCTTAGGAATTACTTCAAGGTAATGCGTGACAAGTCCCTGCTTGAACGTGGTCTTGTAGGAATTTTTCCAAACATCAATCCTGCTCGTAAGGATTTCTTTGATGAGATCAGGAAGGGATTCCTTGAGCAATATGGAAGCAATAACGGCTACAACTTTACTTCTTCTGAAAGGTTCCTGCATGATTTGGCTTCGTTCAAGGCGAGTTTTGAAAGAGAAATGATTGACCGCTCTATCGTCAAAGATAAGGGGGTTGCTTCGATGGTTCTTCAAACCATTATTGAGTATGCGGATGTTACCTTGCTTGAGTCGGATGACGCGCTTGTCCAATTCAACAACAAAAACAAAAACAAAAAAAACAAACCAATCCTAGACGAAGGCAACAACACCTTCGCCTCATCCGAGGAAGCAAGGAACATCTGGAGACTCGCTCACTCAGAGGTAATGAAGCCCGAAAACAGCCGTCAAGTGATCGACGCTTCTAAAGTTACTTTTCTTAATTCTACGGTTGGTCCGATCATTGAGCAATTTCTTCTTACACTTCCCGGTAATACAATTGCGGTGATTCCAGATGAGGCAACTGCCGCCAAGCACCAGCTTTCCGATACGGGCATCCGAATCTTTGAGGGAAGAAACGGTAATCCAAATGTTATCTACGTTCCTCAGTCTGTATCTATGCGTGACAAGCGCATGGTGGATGAGGCTACGATGGTAATTGCTCACAGCCTTTCTATTCAATCCAAGAAAAACGCTTCGATTGTAGACATGGTAAACGATTTAGCTGGGAAGGTAAATGCCACGCTTAATCCTGTAATTAGGGCTGAGTCAATTGAATCTCAGACAAGTCCTGTTGGAAAATGGAGGAAGACTACCATTGATACGTCCACTTCAAATGAAGCAATTGAAGCAAACTTCCAGCGCTTGATTCAAGGTTCTCCTGTTGAATTTACTGATTCTCAACAAAAAAGAATCCGCGAGCTAGTTAAAGCTCAGTTCATCAAGTCCATTGAGCTTGCTCGTGAATTAGAGGTTGGTGAGTTAACCGCTGACCAAATCGCTCTTTTCGGTGGAGATGCAACTTTTGCTGCAAATCTTCTTTTGGTTGGAACAATCTTTTCCAATTCCAAGGCCAAGCAGTTTTTTGACCAAGCGTATTCCGGCATTGAGTCGCTTGCCCCGTCTTTCCTTCCTGATGTTGTTGGAGATAGTTTGATCAATGCTGTGATGGACATTGCACGATCCGGTGAAGTTGAGCTTGGAGGCACGGAAGCGGATTGGATTTCCGAGTCTTCGGTAATCGAGCGTTCCGATGCCGATGAAGAAGCTATTCAAGGCTTTGAGGAAGGTCAGCAAGAAAGGGCTGAGCGTTTAGCTCAGGCTAATGCCGAGGAGGAAGCGAGACTGAATGGAGAGATTGAGGTTGTTGAAGAAGAGGATAATCTTACCGACGCAATATTCTCAGTCACCTCTGGCTTTTCCGATAAGGTAAAGTCTGAAATTATGGGGATGATAATGGCTAATGGTGGGGGATCTTATTTCACCGGTAAGTCCGCGTTCTACTCTGATGCTGACATTGTTTTGCTTAACAGTCTTAATTCAATTATTGCCTCGGCTATGAAGGCTCGTGAAGGGGTTCAGCCTTTAAAGCCTAGCCGTGATGCTCGCGAGATGCTTGAGAAGCCCGGATATCTTCGTGATGAAGATGAGATTAAAGGAAATGAATTGGCTCAGCCTGTAGTAGCTCCGGTTGCATGGAAGGAGAATGCTGGAAAGATTTACGTTGGTGAGGCTAAGAACCTAGGTCGTCCTTCACTTCCGGGTAATCGCACTTCGCTTACGCAAGGATTTGCTGATAGGCGAATTAGCAACATGAACGCTAATGTTCTCCAGCTTTCCCCTTACGTCCAGAAGCGGATTAAACTTAAGGCTGAGGAGGCCATCCGTCAGAGCCTTGAGAAAACCCGCATCGACGCTGCTAACAACAAAAGCTCGCTGGACTATTCTCAACTTAAGAGATTCAAGGGAATCAATCTTGAGATTGAGATGAGCGACGATATTATTGAAGAGCTTCGCAACATTCTTCCTGCTGGTTACATGGATCAAGCGGAGCAAGAAGTTAGAGATGAAATTGCAAGACTTGAAAAAAACGTCAGTAAAATGACAAAGGCTCAAGCCAAGAAACATTACGAGCTTTATGAAGCACTAGAAAAAAGAGTTTCTTTTCCTCGCGGAAAAGTAACAAAGGAAGTTAGCGATATGATGGGATACCCTCAGCGCTTTGCTCAGCGCTTAGCTGATATGCTTCAAGAGAGCGTGATTTTTGAGGAAGGCAAAGTTGATCAAGTTGCCAAAGGAATGTCTTCTTTCGTCCGTAGACAGTTCCGTAACGATCCTTTGTTTAAGGCTTCTTTCAACCAGATGGCTACGCTTCTTGATACAATTAATCGTGAGCTTTTTGTTCGTAATATTTTTAGTGAGCAAAATGAAGACACGGTTCTAATTGAAAGCGGTGCTAATCCTTTCCGCACAATAGTTTCACCCGAAGAAAACGAGACGCGCATTGGTGACTTAATCCGCTCTTACAACGCGAACGTGGATGTTGTTAACCTTGTTTTGGATAGTATAACCAAGCAAGGAATGGCCTTGATTGGTATTGATGGCTCCACCAAAGGTTATCGCTTGCCTTATATTCTGGGAAATCCCGATTCCATTAGTCCTCAGGATTTGATCAGCTTGCGTCGTAGGTCTTTTGGCGTGGATAGCACCGCTAAGTTCAAAGGGCAGTTGATGCAACATGCCGAAAGAACCATTGCGGCTGCTTTCGCTGACAGCATCGCCCAAGAGCTTGCTGAGTCTTCAGGCAAGACTAAACAAAAAAGCATTCCAGTAGGTAAGGACACTAGGCGCAACGCCCAAGTTAAGAACTTCATCAAGCTTGTCCGTCAACGGATGGAAGAGGGGCGCGATCTTGATAATTTCGATTTGGCTAGTGAGATTACTTCCGCTTTGGATATGATGACCGAGCGGTTAAAAACCGATCCGAACGGAAAGCCTTTTTCTGAATACGTTGAAAGCATTTACCTTTCTTTTGCTGAAGAGGATGCGCTGTATGATCGCTCACTTGCTACCGATGATCCTTCCTACATTAACAAGGGACAAACTGCTGAGCAGCGTGATCTTGTCAATAAGCTGGAGATTCAGTTGGATGTTATTTCTCGTGGCTTGGCTGCGAATCAGGCGGCATTGGATTTAATCGACCATACTGACTATAGTCAGCCAATTGGAAAAACTTACCATCGTGGAGTTGTTGGTGTTCCAGCGGTTGGTCAGGATAACAATCAAATTCTTCCGGGAATTGAGCCAATGACCCGTGAGGCTGGGGTGAATATTACATTGGTTGCCAAGGGTCTTGGGTTGACTGAATCAGGCGTTGCTGCACGGGAGGCGTGGACGGGTGATCAGCCCTCTATGGATGAGGCTTCCAGCGCGAGCTTGAAAGCCCAGAGAAGGGCATTCTACGCGCAAAAAGAGGCCATTGTGAGGGCTCTCAGCGAATTCGCGGAGGAGCGCCTTGAAGATGTCTATCGTGACCAACGAAACACCGAGGAGAACTTTGTGGAATTTGATCCACTTGGAACCATTGAGATATCTGTTGAGATGGCGAAGATTGAAATGAAGCTTCTTGATGACTACTTTAGTCAGGCTAAGTCAGAAGCGGCGGAGGCAAATTACCGTGGAATGATGGATAATGCGGTGGCAATCCTCACCGATCCGAAAGACGCTAACCGCTACAACCTTCTCAAGAGAAGCAAAAAGAACACCGTCAACTTAATCCGTCTTCCGCAGAACTTTGAGGAGAGACTTGAACGCATTGGGATGTATCACAAGGAAGAAGGAATGTCGATGATCCTGATGCCGACTACGGCAGCGGATGAGATGATCAGAGCATTCCCCACGGTTACGAGAAAAAATGTGAACAGTGAGATCGCCCATGTCGCCATGGCGGCTCAATCGCTTAGCGGAAACCAATCCCAAGGAACGCAAACGCCATCCTATTTCTTTGAGGAAGTTAACAAGGATACTGACGCTAAGTTCAAATCCATCGACAAGCTTAACGAGGTGACAAACAAGCGTGAAGAATGGAGGCTTGCAAAGCCAGACATGACCCGCGCCGAAGTAGCCGACGCTTTTGCCGACGAGTTTGAGGCTCGCATCACTAAATGGCTAGGAGACATCCGAAACCGCCACTCAAACGGCAAAGCTAAAACGATCAAGATGGATGGTCGGATTACGAAAGCGGCCATGTCCCAATCGAAGTCTTTGATTCGTCAGATCGTTTTGGCTTACAGCTCTGGAAAGCTTGAAGGCAATCGTTACATGCACGTTAAAAGCGAAGTCATGAAATTCATGGCGAAGATTGACGATATTGATACCGATACCAAGGGGGAGAACGGGATGCCTCGGAGCTTTACGTTCAAAATGGAAGACGCTGGCAAGCTGGTCACTGAAAGTATGCAGCTTTTCAAGATTGAAAAAACTTTCTCTTTGGTTTTTTCCGCATTGGAAGCTGACTTGATTGCTAAGCGCATAGTTGCAGGTATGACTGTATCTGACAGTAACACTGATCTTACAATGATGAGGTTAGCTCACCATCATGATGCCCGTATTCGTAGCCGTTTTCGTAAGAGTTTTTCAGCAAAGCAGGCTGTTCGTCATTTGGTTGGCATTCTTGACCATGGTTTTGATGGGGTTAGTGGCCGTGAAGGTTATGAAACCTCACGCAGGATAGCAAAGGAAGAAATAGGTAATTCAGCAAAAGAAGTCGGCAGCAGTGCTAAGAATCATGCTATTGGCTATTTACTGGCTCAAATCCGTGGAATTAAAGACGCTCATGGCATGTCTTTGGCTCACGCTTACACTACATGGGCAACACAGCAGAATTTTGGTCATCGCCAATCACAAGACTTTGTAATAGCGCAGGAAAAAAAATATGGTAAAAACAAGGTTTCTAAATACTGGAGCGGAGGACACCTTGATCTTGTCCGTGATCAGCCGCTTGCAACTGAGATTGATGCAATCATGCGAAAAGCCACGAGTGTTATTTCAATCAAGAACAATGATCCATTAGCTGAGGAAAAAGCAGAGAAAGCGATTGCTGATCTTGAGTCGGCATTGATTGATGCAATTGAGGACAACAAGAAGTCCGAGGTGGATGCTTACGCCAAAACCCTTTCTAGTGTTTTTGCTGACATTGATGCAGCTATGCACTTGTCTTTAGCTTTGTCATCCAAGAAAGGCAGGGATGTTGATGCACTGGACGAGAAAACAAAATGGAAACACGCAGACATCCAAGCGTTTAAACCAACCGCAACAAATGTCCCGATGCGTCTTGGCTACGCAAAAGACCCAACTGCCCGCAAGCAAGGCCGAGAGGGTCGTTACATTTCTGATCCGATTGAAATTGTAGCTTTGGATGAAGCTGCTTTCTTCGGTGGAATTGCTAAGGGTGAGCCGTTTGAGCGCAATAGGGTTTATCGTCCTGTTATGGTAAACGGTTTATCTACCCCTCTTTCAATGGTTGATGATGCCATTTACCGCCTTAACGTCACTCCTTCTTACGAAATATTGCGTCATTCAATAGGTAAAGTAAGGGCTCCTCATGGTCCGATTGAAATCACAGACTCAGACATGGAGGACACTTTACAATCATTCGGGGAAAACTTAGACGAATTTGAAACTATCCGTGAAATAAATGCCCGCAACAATGAGCATTACAGATGGAAAAAAGACGCTAATACGGCTTTTGCGGCGGTAGCTTACGAGCTTGAGACAATTGTCCAGAACGATTCTGCCATTGGAACAGCTCAAACTGGTGGGGCTGAAACACTCCGATTTCTTAGCTCGATGTATATTATGCGAGCTTTGGCTTCTCCTCTTCAATGGTGGGATCAGTCAGTTAGTCCTAGCTTTGGCTACACTGTAGGCAAGTTGGTTGCAAACAAGCCCAAGTCTGTTGGTTTGTATTTTTCCACATTATCTAAAATGCTAACTAGCAGCAAATTCAGGAATGAGGTTAGGGACTTTATTCAGAAGACAAGTCCGTATGTTTACTATCGCGCATCTGACGGTCAAGATGTAGCAGAGGATATGATTCGTGGACAAGAGCGATACGGAGTGGGCCAAGTAAAAGCTAAAGTTGGACGAGGCCTTAGGGCTTACGAGCGCTTTGCTGAAAAAACGTTAAGTTTTACGATTGGAAAGCCTGAGCGTATGTTGGCGGGGACAATTTTCATGATAGAACTTGCTGAGAAGATGAACGTCAAAACAGTTGATGATGTTTTGCTTCGCAAGAATGATGTAACAAAAGAATTGGCTCAACAGGCTAAGCTAAAAGTCAATGATGTAATGGCTCAATCTGACCAATCTAAGAAGAGCTGGTTCTTCCAAACACGTGACCAAAGCCCTGTCCTCAATGCTTTTTGGAAAAGCTTAGTTAGGTTTAGCAATCATACTGCTTCAACATCTAGTAATACGTCTGTGCTGACTCATACCATGTTTACGCAGCAAGAAAGGGGCTTATCTGAAATGGACTATTACTACGTGAGCGAGAAAGATGCGGAGGATAGTCGCAGGGAGGCGATGGAGAATGTAGCCACAACGCTTACCCAGAACATCCTATTTTACCCAATGAAGCTGAAGATGCTTCTTCCAGCCGTGTTGTATTTAGTTTTCAAAGCAGGTGACGATGACGATGACGAGGCAGTGCTACGTGCGCAACAAGTGACAAATGATCTTATTGTCCCGAACGAAGATTCAAATGTCATCCATCGTGCGATAATGGCGGTGATCTTTGGTAAGGATCGCCCTTTGTTTCAAGACCGTGGAACAGTAGATGAAGCGCAGGCATCCGCTTTAGCGGAGATATTAAACACAACTGCTCAGGAATCTATTACAGCAATTCCTCTTGCGGGTGTTGCATTTGGTTATTCTCCTGTTCGTGGTTTGATTGACAAGGCTTTTACAAATCCCGGTTCTGAAGAGGCTGCGGCATTGTTTATGGATGTTGAACGAAATACCGCAAATATCAGAGAATATCGTCCGGGCTTTTTGGAAGGAACGGCTGAATTTACCGCTCCAACTGCGGCTGCTTATGATTACGCTGCTGCTGCTAAATTGCTTCTTGATTACAACATGACGGATTACGCTTCTAGCAACAAAGGAATATCGCTTAAAGACAGCTTGCTTTATTTTATGTCTGAAGTGTTGCCGGGAACTCGTGAGTCTAGAGGCTTTATGCAAGATAGATTGCGGGAGCCAGTAAAAAACGAGAAACAGTAATTTAGCTTAGGCTAAATCACCTATGGAAAGAACTGCTTAAATGCCACGCTTTACAAGTGTCGCAAAAATACTGCCTAAGCTTGTCTACGTTAGCTGAGTTGCGAAGTCTATGCTTGGCTCCAGCCTTTGCGTGAGACTCACTTGAGTAGCACATTTTGTTGCATTCGTTGTCGAGACGAACTCCTGATTGTTTTTCAATTTCTACTCCTTCCATTTCAGCTAGCATTCTAGCCTCATCCATATTGATAGGAGCTACTTCATTTGAAGATCCAAGAAGTTCAAACAATCTTTTAACTGAACCTCGTTTGGAATTGGATTTTTTTTTCACCTTATCAATTTAATTAGTTCTTCGATGCGAAGAATCCGAAGACTTAAGATTTCTTTTGTTTTAGGAGGCAGGTCTTTAGTTTTTCTGGATAGCCATCTAATAGCGTCCACGGCTTGTTCTAGGCGCTCTACGGAGTCTTTGGGTAGATTGTAGCTGAATTGAATTGAACTGGCTTTAGAGGCATCCTCAGCTTCAGCAACAGACTCTTCCAGGGACATTGCTGCTTTATCTGTTTCGACAACCTTAATATCATCAATTGAATGCCAGTATCCGGGTTTAATTGCAGTTTCTTGGGTTTCTCCTTGCGCTAGAGGCACGTTGTTTGCTTTTGGGGCATAAGGCTCCCACTCATCTGCGTCTAGGTTGCTATTTGTTGGTGGGGGCAAATGGATTCCATCGTCATCATGACTTTGAAAATCTGCTGCTTTTATGGTTTCGTTTACTGGTTGTGTTTCAAGAACCTCTTTAAACATTGCTGCTTCCTTTTTAGCTTTTTTATTGGCTAGGTAACGTTTGTTTGATTCGGCCTTGGTCATTGCTTTTTTCTTTACTGACATTGTTTTATTTTATTTGAATTATTGTTTGATTCCTTTGTGTTCGTCTCCTTCAAGTGTTGCCTTGAAGCCTATGTTTCCTGCTACATGAAATAGAATGATTCCTTCTGGTTTCATAAAGCCCGGTGCTGCTACACTTCCATTTGTTTTCAGAAGCTCTAAGCATTGCTCTGCTTTATATGTATCAAACGGTCCTTGATAAAGAACTGGGACTAAATGACAGCACTCTGGAAGGACTTCTTGCATTTTTACAATGCGTGGGTCAGCAGTTGGTATTTGTTTAGGTTCGGTTCCATGCAACACCCAACGCTGTGTATTGAATAGGCTGAAGCGTTTTGTTTTCATCCCATATTTTCTTTGGATGCCTTGGCCCCACCATTCGCCAAAATGTTGACCAACTCCAAGATTGATAAGTTCATCTCTGTTTTGATTTACCCATGCGGCAAATTCAAAGTTGTCATCACTTGGCGTGACCCACCTATTTCGACTTCCGGCACGAATAGTCAAATCGCCAACAATAGCAATAATCCCTTGGGAATTCCAAGATTCAGAACCTTTTTCATCAACAGTTGTTTTAGAAATCATAATTGAGGCATTTGTTCCATCAATTTTTTCACTTATGATTACTTCCCTTAAAAGACGCGGCATTTTAGGGAATCCTTTGAATTCTAATTTCATGTATATTTGTATGTATTAAGATTTTGGTATTTAACTGAAATGTTTTTTAACCTGTTTTAGTTATTGGACGTAGAAGCCGGAATCGAACCGACATATTCTTAGTTTGCTGCCAAGCGCCTAACCTTTCGAGCCATTCTACGTTAAGGTAAAAGTTTTTACCTTAAACTACTGGCAGGATTCGCACACTTCACCATCAGTGCAAGTGCGTTCTGGAAGCGGATCATTAAAGTCGTCGTCAGGTGAGTCTTTAACAAATGCGCCATCTACAATCTTGCCAGTGCGTTCTTTGATTTCATTGTATGCGCTCAGGAGGCAGTCTTCAAACTTTACTCCGGCCAATTCAGAAAGTAGAATTAGAACAACTGTGCAGTCACCGACCGCATCTACAAGTTCATCATGGTCAGGAATGGCAATCGCGACATTGAGTTCTTCGACTTCTTCGAGTAACTTAACAAATTGAGTTTGTGTAGTTGCTTTTGCATTAGCTCCGATAATATTACGTTCTTCACCCCATGTGCGGATGGCTTCGATTAGTTCTTGTGTTGTCATTGTTGTTTATTGTTTAGAGTTCGATTTCGTCAGAAAAAATATTGAGGTCTTCTACATTGCGTTGGATTTCAGATGCAATTCCGAGAAGGCGTTCTACAAATTGTGAATTAGTTAATGGGTTTTTATCTTTATCAGTGGTAGGATAAGCAGGGGGCGTGATTCGGATTTTATCTGTTTTTATTCCAATTCGATTAACTGCTTCGGCAAGAATAGTTAATGAGTGGTCGATTTCACGAAACGCTTTTTCTGCTGGTGATTGGGATTCTGTTACACATTCTCCTTTGTATTGTTGTGTGTTCATTTTTGTTTTTGTTGTTATTTGGTTAATTTGGTCAAATTTAAAACTTGTGTGTGATGGCGCTAGCTGGTCAGGCCAATTGTCTGAGTTGAACATCTCCCTTGCTGCCCATGAGTGGACTGATTCGATTCCGTTCCATTCTTTCATAATTGCTGGTTGGTTTCTATTCCGTTTTTGAGATAAGCGCGTGATCCTATAATCGGCCTCAGCATAGCTCGGCAGTTGCGGATTTCCTGTGCGGTGAGTTCCCCCATTCGGAGACGTAACTCGCTGTCTGACATGTGCAGCCACTCCCAGCAACGGGAATGCACTGCTTCCATCTCATCCACTTCCACGGAGGAGAGCTTGAGTTTGATGTATTTCTTCCCGATTTTGCCGTAGAGGGGTCCTTCGTATTTCATGGCTTGATTCTATTTATGAACCGAAGGGCTCGTTCTCCAGCTTGATGAGCTTCGTTCCAAGTTCTGAACTTCTTTTTGAAGCGGCGATCTCCAAAGTCTCCTTTGCTGGCGAAGTAGCGGAACGAAACGGTAAACCCGTCATTTTGACCTACGTAATCAGCACCGGGGGAAACAAAGGGGCAAACTGTATTGTCCCATTCAAGATACCCGCCATAAGGCAATATCCATGTCCATTTATCTTTTAGGATTTTCATTAGTCAGGGCTAAATTGTTTTAGGATTATGAGAGGATAGGAGCATGGAAAAGGCCACATAGCTACCAACCCCACTGCGTCTGCTTCGGTGAAGACTTTGCTATTGCGTCCTTTCCATAGGAGGCCTTTTTCTTGAGCCCACAGGGGGTCTTCATGGACTTTGCGGTGACATTGGCTGTGGAGCAGCACGGTGAAGCAGAACGCCGTTTTACGTCGTCCCGCTGGGTGATGGCGCTCCATTGTGGAGGACTGGGCTTTAACCCCGCAGACGGCACAAATGGCTTCAGTTGGTAGCAGCGCACCACTTGCCCTGTAATTGGATTCAAGTTTGGCTCTCCTACAAGCGGCATCGCTAATTTTCCTTGTAAGTGTCGAGGTGGGCTTGCTTCGCTTCTTCGGCCTTGATGATTTCAATGTCATGTAACGCTGCTCTGCGCTCGTGTCTTGCTTGCAAGTCTTCAAGTGTGCATCTGTCTTGGTAGTAGTCCTTGAGGTCTTTTTCTGTTTCTTCGTCGCTTGGGCTGAAGAGTTTAGCAAATCCCCCAATGCCTTGTTCCACGAGGGCTTTTTGTGCTGCTTGCTCTGCTTCAATGTTGAGAAGTTCTTCGAGAGCTTTTTGGGAGTATTCATGTATGATAGAAAGTTCTAAGAATTCTTTTCCACGGTTTGGTGTTGCCATTGCTATACGAGCTATTACTAGCCCTATTGCTTGTTGGATAGTTTTATAATCAGGCTCTTCATGAAACAAAGGCCCTAAAGCGTATGTCATGGATTCGACTAGGTTGTGTGTTTTACTTAACATATTTTTGATTAAATTCGTTTTCTAGTTTTTTTGCAGTTGTTAAAGCGCATACATAATTGTCTGAGTTTTTTATTCCTACAAGCTTTTCAAGCTCAAGAGATAAACAACTTAAACAAATATTGCTACCGCGAGCGCTATTGCCACATTTCTTTTCACAATAACCCCATGTTGAAATTCCTTCGTATGCTTGATAATGAATTTCACTAATTAAAGCTTTTAACTTTTGATGCTTTTCTTTTTTAGTCATTGTTATTTTTGCTTTCTGGGGGGCATTGGTATCCGCATTTTTTACACCAGTTCATTTCTGTGTGATACGGAGCAAGATGATCCATCTTATGATACCATTTACCACAAAGGCAAATAGCAATTTCTGAACCAGTCCATTTTTCATTTACTTCTAACCATGCTTTTGTATCAGCGGGAATCCTTCCTACAGGTCGCTTGATATTATTCTCTGGTTTCATTTTAATTGATAATGAAATTGGTTATACTTTTAATCGTCGTAGTAGTCGCGCTGCGGTGGGTCTTGGATAATCATCTCGTATACCTCGTCACGCTCATCGTCGGTCAACTCGATTCTATCGCCGTCAACGTGTGCCCCAATGATTTCGACGTTAGCGTGTTCCTCCGGCTGCAAGTGGGTTGCAGGTGTGCCAGAGGCATAGTGAGCCTCGACTTCAATTTCAACCTCTCGGATTATTGTGACTGTTGTTCTCATAGATTGGTTTCTATAGTAAATTGGTGAACGTTTTTTGGGATGCGTTCTCCCCCTTTGCCCCTGCTCGTCGGGTTCTCCCGATCCGCGAGGAAATTGTTTATGGTTCTATTCCGTCCATCCAGAATGTTGATGCTTTCGCGGCTTGAGTTATCCCGATGCACAAGAGGATTTCAAACGACTGTCCTGGATGCAGGGCGGCTAGGCGTAATGACTCGATGCGGGCGGATTCAAGCGATTCATGCCGTTTGCTTGGCGGGTGTCCACTTGATTTGAATACGTAGTAGTATGGTTCCATATAGTTTTGTTTTTTTTATTTCCAAGGACATTCAGAATACATTGGCATTGGACCAGATGGTTTTGATGTAAACCTTTTTGTTTCTTTGTGAAACCAAAAATTAGTCAATGGTGTTTCTCCTGTAGTTCTTTGCTTTCTTACAATTAATTTTCCGCATGGAGTAGACTCAAAGAATCTTTCAATATCAGAACTGTCAAAGTCACTGTCAGTCATTTCAGCCATGCGTTCACTTTTTGCCATGTCGCGCCATACTGTGATAATATTATGTGGCATATCGCCCCACTCTGATGCTCCTCGAATTTCTGCCATTCCGGGTGGTTTGGATGTATTTTCGGGAGGCTTGCGTGGATGAGCTACAATCATTAAATGAACTGGATACTTGGAAACAAATACACGCAGTCCGTCAATTGCTTCTGCTTGAGCTGTATTATCACCACGGTCAATGTTCATTGTCATTACGTTGTCGATTACAAATGTATCGACTCCATAACGTTTATGAGCATGGATGAATGTTGATATTAGGTGCTTTGGGTCAGCCCTTTCCATGCTTTTATACATGAACACTAAATTACTCAGGTGATCATAAGCCAACTCAAAGTCATCCGTATATGGGAGATTGGGATAAGCTGTGAACTGTGTAAGTATTTGAGAGAAGGTAAGCTCAGGTGGTTGCTCAAATGAAGCAACGCATACTTGCTTTCCTTTCGCTGCAAGTGATGCAACTTGATTAGCCACAGCAACAGATTTACCATGGAAAGAAAAACCAAACCACAAAGTAATCTCATGCTTTCTGAATGATAGGTCAAAATTAGGCAAGAAGAATGGATCGCCATCAACAAGATGGTCTCCCTTCATGTAAGAGCGAACACCTTCTCGCATTGATGTTGGATCAACAATTTCAGCAATTGGTTCTGGTGCAGTGTTTTCGATCACTGTAGCAATTTCTTTACCCCTGCCAGCGCGGATCATATCATTTGCATCCTTGAGTGGTAGTGTAACAATAAGGCATCGTTCTTGACCGAGCCTTGCTGCTGCATCTTTTGCTGCTTTCTTACCTGCTTGATCGTTATCAAACAACAATACAATCTCATCGTAATGAGAAAGAAATTGATAGTCTTCTGTGATCCATTGTGTATTAGAACAACCCATTGGTATGCTTACCGCTGGAATGCCCATTTCCCAACAAGCCATTGCATCCCATTCGCCTTCAGTAATTACTAGCTTCTGAATGCCGGTATCTGGATCGCAAACATCTTTTCCAAACAAAGACATAATAGGATCGGAGCTTGTCCATGTATCTTTTTTGCCATCTGGTTTCAACGTAAGTCCCCAATGCTTAATCATGCCAAGCCTTCCATAAGCGTCATAATATGGAAATGAGATTTTCCCTTGAGCATCTGTGCCTACTCCATACTTAAGCAATGTTTCTTCACTGATCCCGCGATTCTTTGCATATTCAATACAAGATGGGGACAAGGTGCGTATATCCTTAGCTAATTTTTCTGGGTCTTTTGATTTACTTACAGTTCCAAAGGATTGAATTGGTTTGATGTTAAGGAAGTTAGCAAGCCATTGAAGTCCTTCTTTGAAAGACATTGACTTGTTGAGTGATACAAGTCTCCATGCTTTTCCTTTTTCCCCTGTAGCGAAATCAATGAAGTAACCAGCATTATTAGCTCGTGTGCTAATAAGCATTGAGTCACCCTTTTCACCGTTTATATTACCAATTCGATACCCTTGGCTTTCTCGTTTTGCATTAGGGTAAATGGTAAGAACAAATTCATCTATCCTGCTAGCTAATGCGCTTTTGATTTCTTCTAAGTCGTAGAAGCGACCTTCTTGTTCATTCATGTGTTGAGTTGTTGATTTGTTGAATTTTCTCGCCTACAATAACCATTGAATCAGCGAGCGTAGGATTGCCTGTTATTGATGAATGTGTGGCAATTACATTCATTATGATGTTTACTCCATAGCTTTCAGCTATAGCCATAGAAACAATAAAATCTCTTACGCTTTTATTTAAGCTTTCTACGATTTCATGGTCTGGCTTATTGATTATTTTTTCTATCCGAGTCCTAATTTTTGGACTCATCACTAAAGCTATAGCAATTTCATTTTGTATAGCTTGAGTAAATTGCGTCATTCCAAACATCATTTCCTCAAAGCTTTCATTTTTATTAGCTTCTTGAATGTATTCTGACATTTGAAATTAAGCTTTGCTTTTTTTGATTTCTACAGGTTCTCCGTTATTTGCTCTTGCCGTCCAGTTCTTCAAGTCGATTACAACTTTACCTTGCGGGATAGATGATGCGGTTCCGCTAATGCGTCTCCAACCATCATCAAAAACAAGATAGGTTACTTTGTTTGATTTGTGCGCTAGAATAAGGTCTTCTGCTTGTTGCTTGCTTCGGATGTTTTTAATCACCTGATCGTCTCCCATAGTCTTGACGATGCAGGCTAGGTGGCGAATTGGTTTTGGTCCAAGCTTGAACACTTCTGCTTTGTGAAGAATTAGATGCTTTGATTCATCTGGAATCTTTTGATGGAATGCTTCTTTGTGGGATGAGAATGACAGCTTGTAACGCTTTTTCTTGAATGCACGATAGACGCTAACGGTTGTCCAGATGGTATTCAAGGATTTGTCTGTGGTTTCTGCTACTTGTCCTACTTCGAAGTTTTCTCCATGCAGATTTTCAAGCTCATCAATGATTGATCCAAGCATCCATGAGGTCTTGTCTTCCATTTTAGGAGCTAGGTCGCGTAGCTTCAAGACGTTTGCAACTACTTCGTATGACTCAATAAGTGAAGGAGGTGAGCTTTTGTTAATTGTGCAAATTCCATCTTCGGTAATAATGAAGCTTCCAGTTTTGGTTTCGGACATGGCTTGCATCAAAGAAATTGCAGCGTGTTCAACAATGTCGTCTTCTTCGCTTACAGGGAGCGGTTCTAGGCTTTCTTGCTCTTCTTTGGGGCTTTCTACCACGGACTCTTCTTGAGCTTCCTCAGAGGGCTTTTCTGGCTCAAGAGAAATGTTATCTACCATTTGGCCGATTCTTTGTCGGATGGTTCCTGTGTATGAAGCCCAATTTGGGAATCCGTCTTCTTGCATTTGCTCAATGACTTCAGCAACAGTGTCGTAAGGAACACGGAATCTTTCTGAAAGATCGGAAAAATCTTCTGGTTGGATAAGGCAGTTTTGGTAATATAGTGGTTTGTTCATTTGTTATTTTGGTGAGAATAAAAACGGTCAATATGGCATTGACCAGTTTGTTTAGTTGTCGATTTCATAATGGGTGATTACAAAGTCCTCACTTGTTTCTTTGCCAAGTGACTCAGCGATTTCGGACTCGGTTAACCCGTAGAAGAAGATGCTGTCGTCATCTTCTTCGATGTCATTGGATTGGGATATGACATACCCCTCGAACTTGGTGCGGTCGTCTACCCAGTAGCCATCTACGATGATGTGAGGGAGGAGTGTAATGGTATTGCTCATATTTTTAGTCAAGGCTAAAAGAATTTTACTTCTGGGGGTTCATCGACTTTATAAGAATCGCAATACCCAAACGCTTCGGTAATGTCTTCTGACTTATTTGCATGGGCTAATGTCAAATCTGTAATTCTTTTTTGAAGTCCAGCAATTAATTGGATTGCTGGGACATCCTCAGGAAGCTCCCAAGGTCCTTCGACCGTGAAAGCTACGTCGAACATAAAGTTCAGCTTCTTCTTCGCGTCGTTGGCGGCGTCGTAGAGTTGAGACATAACCCTGTTTTCAAGTCCGCTGCTGCCGTGGTTCGCGAGCCTGTTCGCTTCGTCGTAGCATGTCCGCATCAGCGTGGTGGCAAGCGCCTCCATTTCGCGGGCACGAGTTGCGAGGTTGTGGATCAGCGAACTGTCGCCACTGTCGCTGGACAAAATGGCGTCAACCGAAGCTGAACCCGGCATCGCAGCCAATGAGCCACGAGCTTCTTGGTGGTGGAACGGGCAGTCCGCAGATGGGACCGTGGGGCACGTGCAGATTTTGGGAAGGCTCATGGCTGGATTTGATCGTTCATCGAATGGGAATGACCTCCTCCTTGCCGACGTTGCGGAATATCATCAGGCGTTGCTGGCGACGACGCTCGATCACTTCCGCGAGGGAGTGCCGAGAGTTGCCTTCGCAGGTCATCTTGGTTTCTGGGATCATCGCCCACTGGCCATTTGTGAGCTTTTCCTCGAACCAGCATCTGCCAGTTTGGGTGTCGTCGACGAATCGGACCGTAATGGATGAACAAGGCGCTGCTGGAGCAACCGCGCTTGCTGTGTTGTCGGAGTCTTGATTTTGGTTCATAGATTTGTGAGTTGCGGCACGCGCTTCCGGCGCGGTGCCAGAGCTAGGCGTTGGTTTTCATGGCTTTTGTTTAGTGGCTAAGCGATACACCCCATCAACAGGTCGCCAGTCTAGGATGTCCCATATTGAGGCGTTGTTTTCGATGCACCAAGCTTTGATGGCTGCCCAGTTGGTTGGTGGCCTCATGATTATTTAAGTGGCGAGTTGTCTTCAGCCCATGCCTGAAAAAATGTGATTTTGTCTCTAATCTTCATTAAAGAGTTAATCATTGTGCAGATTGCTTCTTTTGAGGCTTTAGCTTCTTTTAAACACAATTCTTCATTGTTATCAAAATCGCCAGCTTTATACGCATTGCGAAGACTTGCTGTGATAAACGATAAGTCATGAATTAAATCATATCCGTCTAGTCTCGCTTCTCCAAGAAGATCAGCGCATGGAAATTCTTTTTTTTTCTTCATGATTTAAACGGTTAGCATTTCTTCGGTAAGGAGCTTTTCACCATGTCTTACATGGCGTGTCCAGTCTTTCTCCAGTGCGGTAATAGCAAGCGTTTTCACTTGAGCCGATGTTCCCCACTCTGAGGAGTAGTATTGAGAGCCATTGCTTTTGCGGTTGGAAGATTCATGACTATGGAACTCTGTGAGCGCTGAGAATGCGTCAAGGCGTGTGCGTCCTACGTTTCCTCGTCCACCAGTGAACAGTTCCATCATTCTTGCTCCTTTTTGTTTGAGTCCGTTGGAGAGATTTTCAGTATTCCGCCCTTCGATACCAGTGAGCCATGCGCGAGCTTCGTCTGGTGAGCATACCGTGCGATCAGCCTGACTCAAGACTTCTTGGTAAACTTTACTTGTTCCCATGAAGTTTTTCATGGCTACAACAAGCCGTTCGATGTTTACATCAAGGTTGAGTGTGTGCTTGGCTTTACCGATGGTCTGTCCGGTTTGCATGGATGCTGCGAACGTATTGGCGCAAACTACGCAGATATTGGTGTAGCGGGCTTGGAAGCTGGTGCTTTTGTCGTAGGAGTCGATTACTGTGATAAAGTCGTTGAACTCACGATCACCGATCTTGAATCCATCTGTTACTTTAAGAGAGGCAAATAGCTTGCAGCGGTTGTCTACCGTGCCAGCGGAAGCAATCTCGAACGGAATTTCCTCCATTCCTTTAGCGATGACGCTCCAGAACGTCTCCACCGTGGAGGGGTGGTAGCTGCTACCATACGGTTCTCCGATTGGGAGGAAGTCGTCATTAGCAATGAGTTGCTTGAACTCAGGGGATTCGATCATCACGTCCTGATAAAAGTCAGGAATTGTGTCGTGTGGCTTTTGCACTTTGTAGTAGATAGGGCTTTCTACCACGTCGAATGGCATGGAGTTTTCCCGTGTTACCGTATCTACAATGGTAGTTAGTCCGTGCCAAGCTTGTGTAGATGCTGCTTGAATGTCGCGTTCAGTTATATTGTGGCTCATTGTCGTTTGTTTTTTTCTTGGTTGTTGTTATTGAGAGTGTTTGTTTTTTATTTGTTTTCCTATTTCCGGATCATCTAGCATGATTATAGCTTCTAGGATAGAGTGAATTCCTGCTCTAGCTACTTGCCAGTAAGGTTCGCCTAAGCGTTGTGTGATGGGTTCGTAAATGCTCCAAATTTCTTGATATGCTCTGAACAAAGCATGTGCTTCTGAAGATAGATGATTAGGAAGATGTAGTTCATTCATAAATACCTCCAGCCCGAAGGGCTTTATGAAAGCAGCTTGTTAAACTGTCTTCCGATACGTTCTTGCGCTGTTATTTCGCCGTGGCACTTTTTGCAGACGACACGAAATCCTTCTGCGGGACAAAACAGCCTCTGAATAAACCGATCCCATGAGACGAATCCTTCTGATCCGACAACTGGGATAATATGATCCGCTTGAACAGCGTTTTGGGGGAATAGATTTCCGCATACGGAGCATTTGTGTAGCTTGCATTTGCGCCCAGTGGCGGGGTTGATTCCGTGCTCGACGAAGGCAAGGTTGATGGCTCGGTATTTTTCGGGCCACCTAGCTCCTCGCAAGGCGCTTTTGATAAAGCTTGTATATCTGGCTTCTGTCCATTCTCCATTGCAGTAAGGTCGTTCGATGTTGGTTCTTTTTTTTGTCGATTTTTTAGCCATGACTAAAATTAGTTGTTTTCCGAGACGTTAGTTTCTAGTCCCAAATTGTATTTTCCTGCGATTTGCAGAATTTTATCGTAGGCATCTTCCGGGTCTGGCTTGTTATCGGAAAGTCCTGCTTCATTTCTTAGTTGCCTGAAGATAGAACGCAAATGAACTAAGTCGCTTTGCCATTTATTATTTACGATTTTAATAGGAATGAACATTGATACTTGATGAGTTAATAGATAATTATTCAAAGTGCTTGGTTCCTTGGTATTCTAAAACCTTGGTTGCTTTTTTGCGGATGTCTTTGAACACTGATTTAATCCATGGCAAAGAGTCATCAGTGCTCGGAGGATCATTATTAAAAGCGCTTATTCTACTTCCGCTCATCTGGTTGATCATGGTGTAGAACTTGCGTTCAGAGCCATCTTTGAAATGAATGAAGCGAATCACTCCCCATGGTTTATTCATTGCGCAGAGTGGATGTGGTTTTGTTTTAGTCATACCTAAATAAAAAGTAAAGCCAGTTACCTGTCCGGCGCTACCATGACGTTGTAGCGGTTCCGTCCGACTCAGCTAGTGAGCTAGGCGCAAGGCGCTGGAAGTCCGTATGCACGTTTTCTGATTCAGCTTTGCTGTCATCAGGGAAAGGTTCCCGCGTGAGTCTACCATCCACGGGCAGATGTGCTTATGAGTTCACCAGTTGCGTCAGCATCTTGCTTGTGGTGACAGAAAGACTCTTTCTGAATTTGCTGTAAAGATTCCTGCTTACCGTATGCAGGGCTAGCTTGACGCTACTAGCGGTTTCATAAATACCACATATCTCAGAGGGTTTCTTAGTTTATGCTTAAGGCAACGTCTTTCCGTTGTGTCCCAATTTTACACAAGCTACTGGAGAATTGGTTTCTCCGCGTTTACCAAAACTTGCTTTGGAGCCGTGCCTTCCGTCTCGTTGCGGCTATGCGTAACTGTTTATGATCCTAAGGGAGCTTATACAGGGACGACGCAGAAATTTTCCAGCTTACCGTTTACTGGGACGGCATTACGCTCCGTCGGTTCCGTTTCAATCCTTAGAGCACCATGCAACTCTAGGTATTTATTCGTATTTTCGTTTTACCGTAGTCTCTTGGTTCTATCTGCTGCACGGTTAACACAACAGCAAGAGATCATTCTGCTTTTGCGCCTTGAAGCATTGCATTGGCAGCGAAAGTGAATGCTGCTTCTGAAAGTTCAGGGCGTTCTTTGCGAATCATGTAATCGGCTGCTCTCAGTCCAGTTTCAAGACATTCTTTGATTGTTGGCTTCTCAACTGGCTTTTGGATGTCTTCAGGCTTAACTGCGACTGCTCCTTCAGGTTTTGATAGCTCATCACAATTAAGACTTGCTGATCCATTGAAGGTGTTTTTTGTAAACCTTCCTCGCAGTGTCAGTGTTTCTCCTAGTGGTAGTTTCCATTCAGCGGCTGTTTCCCACATTGTCATGAACATTTCGTCTGATCCGCTTTTCAATACTACGGATGAGAAGATTTTATTGTTCTTTGCTGTTTTGGGATTGAACTGCTTGTGAATGGTTACTGGGCCAATTGAAATGAATGTCTCTCCATCTTTGGCCGAGGCTACTTGGTGGAGAGTGCTCATTTAGAATGCTTCGTCTGAACTGCCGCTATTTGCTGCAATTTCTTTTGCTGTTTTGATGTCACCTTTTGAAAACACAACCTTACCATTACCTAGATAGGTTTTGGTTTTCTTTGCTTCGCGATCTTCTTGGCTTTGAGAAAGCTGAACGGATACGTTATTTCCATAATTGTCATTCTTGTCATCGACAAAAATGGACAAAGGAATGAATGTGGCGGTTTTACCTTTGATCATTTGATCTTCGGTGAGTTTTGCGATGTCTTCTTTTTTGATGCTGGCGCTAATAATAAGTCCCATATTTTTGTTTTTCTTGTTTGTTTGTTGTTTACTTAATGAAAACTGAAGCGCATTCTGAATAAGCTGCGACTACGAGTGGTTCTTTCCCATAGGGAGTGTTTCTGGCTTTTTCCATTTTGGCATTTAGATCCTCTAAGGATTTTTGGATCTTAAAGGATTTGATGATTTTGTCCATCATTCCGTCACTTTTTTGCGAGGTGGCTTTACTTTGATCAGAATTGCCCTTTCCGTGGGTTTCCGTGGCGTCTGCATCCTTGGTGTCATCAATGCAGAATAAGCCGTTCAGGGCGTATTTACGGGCGTAGGAGGAGCAAGCGCCCGTCACTTGAGCGTCATCCATACCTTTTTTGCTTTCAGCTTCACGAGCAAATGCTGTGGTGGAGATGCTTTCTCCTGCATGAGTGAATGTTGCTGTAGCTTTTACGTAAACCCGCCCACCAACTTCAACAATTTCATCGCTGATGGTTAGGATTGCGTCCACTGCATGAAGAAATGGCTTGAGGGCTTCAAGAATTCCTTCTGCGGATCGGTATTTGTAATTTCCAAACTTGTTCTCAAGGTTTTTTGGTGCGTTGAGGTCAACTTGGATTGTTCTTAGTTTGTCTGCTGCTTTTTGCATTTGTTTATTTGTTTTGGTTTAGTTGAGGCTAAAATATAATCGAACACTAGATATGGCTAACTTTCTGCGATTACAGGAGTATTTTCTGCCGTCGCTTTATTTGAAATGATTACGATGAAAACACTTCGATGGAGAATTCGTCTGCAATATCGCGGCAGACATCAACTAGTTCTTGTAAGGCTTTGCGTTCTGATTCGCTGAAATCTGATCTGCGGTGAACCCTTTCTTGTAAACCGATGTGGCAAAGGTTTAGGTTTTCAAGCGTATTTTCGAAGCGGCAGTATGACATTGATGGCATTGTTTTGGTTGGTTGATGTTGAATGCTCTGCTTCCTTGTTTGTAAACTCATGGAAGCTGATTAGCTGGAGCTAGCCACAGATGTCATTCATGGAGACACCTACCCGTTTAAGAGGGATATGAAAAACCGAACAATAAGTTCGCGTTAAGAATTTCCCCGATGGTCGTGTTTTCGGGAGCATCACCCCACGGCAGGCATCCCGCGTTCCATCCTGCGGGTAGCCCGTCGCGGGATTCTATCGGCATCGCCAGCACCGATATGGGCATGTCGTCGATTTCGCCCGTGCCGTATTTCACCTTTTGCTTTGCGGCCTTTTCGTCTTCGGCGTAGATCACCGTGTCGAAGGTCACTTGCACTCGGAAGAGACGCGAACAAGTCGCTCCTGAGCAACCCTCACCAGTCTCTTGTCGGGGTGAGTCTTCGGGCTTCGATGTATCGTTTTCGGTTTGCATAGTTTTTTCGTAGTTAGTGGTGAGGGTGCCAGAGCTAGGCGTTCGCCAAATCCTCAATGCACTTTGCACAGGCGTCGAGGTCTAGGCTTCGTTGATAGTGCCTGTCGGCTTTGTCTCGCCTGCCTGCCTGCTCTTGAAGTCGGCATGAGTTGCGGTGCATCTCGGCATCTTTCCTCCATTTGGCGACAATGGCGAACAAGTCGCTAGACCTATGCCCACCGCCCCGCAGTTCAGCGGTGGCGTGGCTAGGAGGCTCAGGGAGTGGCGGAGTGGCGTTCACGGGCTGCAGGAGGATTTAATCGTTCGGGAGAGGATAAATCACGCAAGCCACGTCCCACGCGGTTTGCCATGACATTCGATATTTCCGCCATGATTGGAGCCATGAGTCGCCTTCATCTCCGGTAACTGGTCGCCAGACGATTCTGGCGAATAGGGTGTAGCGATTGTAGCGAAGCAACTCCCAAAGCCGAACAAGTCGGTTGAGGTCAACGTGCGGGGCGGTGTGTGTCGGAGTTTCCATGTAGTTAGATAGTTTGATTTTGTGGCTAGGTGGCGTTGTCCGCCCGTGCCTTACCTATTGCGTTCGTAGGTGAGAATTGCAGTTCATCCAGCATGTCGCTTGGATCGTCATTTCCGTTTGCTATGTTTTCAATCCATCGCGCTGGGTCAATGGTTGCGGTGTGCTTCCATCCTTCATCTAAGAGTTTTGCTTCTACTTCTTGAAGCTCTTGGTCTGAGTAACATTTTATCACTCCATTAAGAGCGTAAATAAAAAGCATTCGATCTAGTTTAATTGTTCTCATGTGTTTTGTGTCTTGCTGGTAAAACATTAAATATTTCAACTACTGGCTTCCCTGTTTCTGGATGACTGATCATTTTAAACTCAACGTCAAATTTTTTGATGCGCTCTCTAAAGTTATAAGCCATGTCAAAATCTGGAAACTCAACGTAAAGGTTGGAGTCGCGTTGGCTCACTTCTTCTTCTAGTCCAGATTCTTCTAATGCTCGCTGTAGGTAGTAAGGTAAGTATTGGATGGCACTCATGACAATGAATTCTCCAGCGCGAAGCGCTCATGATTGGATAAGCAGTGGAATTTGTAGTCCATTAGTTGGTAGATGTTTCCATTTTTTGTGATTGTCTTTTGCCCACATCGGACGGAGGTTTGTGTAGTGAGAGAGTCGAACAACGTCTTCGATTGATTTAGCGTCACCTAGTGGGTGGAAATGGTCAATGTGCCAAAGCTTCCTATTTTCCCAATTCATCTTTGGGTGGAACTGGTGTTCAATATGGAGCTTGAGGGTTTCCCAGTTGCATCCAAGCATTTCGCTTGTTTTGCATGGCTTTTTCCATCCTTTGAGTCGTATGGCTGCTTGGAGCCTTGCTCGGCAGCGATGCTTCATGCACTTTATTGGGTCTTTGTTCCGCTCCACTATATAGCGATTCAGTTTTTCACGATTCTTTTTTCTGTATTCAGTGGATCTTTTTTTGAGTTTCTTAGGGCAGGTTGCCTTCATGTTTTTGAGGGCTGCTTCCTGATCCCTTTTGTTTTTTGGTTTAAATTCTTCAGGTGTTAGCCAAACTTCAAGTGACTCAATTGTCTCAGCTTTCCTTTCCATGGCGTAGCGCCAAAACACCATCCCATCTTCTCTGACTTCTCCACGCTTTAGAGTTCTACTTGGAAACCGCTCGTGATTGGCTTGTGCTATTTCTTTTTTCTTTAATCGAATGGAAGCTTTGTATTCCGGGGTGCATTTGAATTCTTTTAAAGCTTCAGTCTTGGCTTTCCTTTTCTGTTTTTGTTCGGCTCGTTGATTTTTTGATTCTTCGCGCTTTCGGGCAAAGGTAATCCGCATTCTTTCGCGGTTTTTCCTTCTACACTCTTCGAGATTAGCTAATCTATATTCATTCTTTTTTCTTTGTAACTCCTTTTTATTTTTTTCGGAGTAGGCTTTCCAGTAGGCTGCTTTTTCTTCTTTTGTGTTCTGAGGCATCTAAGGACTTTAGTGATTAAAACTCACTAGTCAATGTTGATTTTGTGGATTCTGCTTTGAACTGTTTACAAACATGAGAGTAGCCGCAAAAGCTAGAGCAGAACACTTTTTCACCTTTGCGAATTTCTACTGTTTGATTTGGTTTTTTAAGCCCTTCTGCTTCTGATAGCGTGTCGCATAGTTTTGAAGCTCGTTTAGCTCCGGGCGACATGATTGCGTAAACTGATGGCTTCTCCCATTGTTCTTCTGTAGTGCATTGGCGTGGTGAGCCATTGTAAGCCTTCCAGTGGTCTTCTACGGTCTCTTTAATTAGCTTGGCTGCGAAGTCTTGATCATAGGGTTCTACATAAATAGCAAAGGGTGTTTGCGGATACGTGGGGTCGAAGGTTGAGCGCATGTAGGACCAATCACGTTGAAGGTAAACAATTGAAACGTGTTCTACTTCATATCCATTTTTTTCTGCTAACCATCCATTGATTTGAATTTGTTGGCGATGTTCTGGTTTCATTTTTTCCTGAAAACCAGCAGTGTTTTTGTAGTCGAACACTGTTTTATTTTCGTAGAAGTCTATTTGTCCTGAAATTGCAATGGTCTCTCCAAGATATGGATACTCATAGTGAAGTCGTTCTTCTGCTACTTCTCCGTTTTCAGTATCTACGTTATCTTCTAGGATGGAATGAATAGCTGTTCCCATCAAAGCATGGAACATAGTGTAGGGATTTTCTTGCTTTTCGTGGTTCTTTGCCAGCCATGTGCGTTGCGGAGGAGAGATTAACTGCGTGGTTGAAAATAAAGACTTTCCTTTTTCATACTTGTCTTTTGACAAAGCGCGAATGAACGGGCTAGGAAAGCTTTTGAGGTAGGATGCTGGTGTTTGTTTCATTGTTCGATAATAGTGTATTCGTTTTTTTCGAGCAGGAATCCCGGTAATGGACCGATGAAGATTAATTCTCTTTCTTTCCAGTCAGGAATATTCATTGCGTAGACTGCCGTATAAATTTTTTGTGGATCAAGCTCTAAGTCAGTTCCTAAGAGCTTGTAAGCTTTGTCTGGTTTTACTTTGAATTTTTTGGATCTCATTTATTTAATCTTGAGCTTCTATAATTACGTTCCAGATTGAGTCAGGTATCATATCTCTAACTGCTGTGTCTGCGTATCTTGCTAGATTCCCAGCTTCTTTCCACTTTTTTGATTTGTAAAAAAAAAGGATTTTTCTTAGGATTTTCCTGTCTTCTGTATACATTTTTCTTATGCTTTGATCTTCATCATGCTCAGCTTGGTGATTTTTAATGATGCGCTCAAAAAGTTTGATTGCGTTTTCATCTATTGTCATTTTGAATTTTTTTTTTATTTAGTCAGGCTAAACTTTATCAAACACACTGCGTCCAGATAGCATTATGATGGTGTAATATGGCGGGAAATCATCTCCTGCACACATTTCTATTCCCTTCAGCAACCCAAATTCAATGCAATTTGCGTTGATGCTGTTTTTTCTGAATCCTGAATTTTTAATCAGTTTTTCCAGTTTGTTTTTTATTTCTTCTTCTGTCGGTATGTTTTTATTCATTGTGATTTTAGTGTTGACAAATTTTTTGATTGCTTTAGGTAGCGCTCATGGAAAAGAGATTCAAGAAAGTAATCACTAACCCTGCGACTGGTCGCAAGAAAACTGTGAAGTTTGGACAGGCTGGCAAGGCTGCTGACGGTGGGGATCGCATCAGGCCGGGAACTTCTAAGGGTGACGCTTATTGCGCTCGCTCTGCTAAGATTAAAGGTGATTGGAAGTCCAATCCTAATTCGCCTAACAACCTTTCACGCCGGAAATGGAAGTGCAAAGGCAGCAAGTCTATGAAGTAATTGCTTTCTGAATCAGAAACAGCTTTATGAAAAAAAAATCTACTGTCAACTCTTCTGGTAACTACACAAAGCCTACCATGAGAAAAGCCTTGTTTAATCGCATTAAAGCTGGCACGAAAGGCGGTGATCCCGGCGAGTGGAGCGCCAGAAAAGCTCAGCTTTTAGCTTCTGAGTATAAGAAAAAAGGCGGAGGCTACAAATAACAACTCTCATTAAACGTAAACTAAAATAAAAATATGAAAGCAAAACCAAAGAAAGCAATGGTGTCTCCTAAGTCTAAAAAAGCAATGTCCAAGCCAATGTTAAAAGCAGCGGCTTCGAAAAAGATGGCCAAGAAAATGCCTAAGGGTATGGCAATGGGCATGAAGATGGGAATGCCTAGCAATATGGGATATTAATCCTATTTTGATTGAATGAAAGCACCTCAACAATCCTTGAAAGATTGGACAGCTCAAAAATGGCGAACCTCTGATGGTAAGCCAAGCAAGGGCAAGAAGAGGTATTTGCCTGATTCTGCGTGGAAGTCTTTGACGGCTTCTGAAAAGGCTTCCACGAATCGGGCAAAGGCTAAGGGTAATGCTCAAGGCAAGCAGTTTGTTAAGCAACCTAAGTCGATAGCTAGAAAAACATCAGCACACAGATGAGAAACGCCAACCTACCAAAGTGTCGAGTTTACGTCCGTTGTGATGCCTTTGGTGGCAGTGAGACAGAGTTTGAACCTGCGTGGTTAGTCAGCGTCCGAGCAATGCGTAATCGTCCATTTTGTTTTCAAGTTTGGGTAGATAAATACGCTGCTTGCTTTGACAAGATTCCGCCACAGTGCATCTACCATTACGAGCCGGATGGGAATCAAGCTAACTTACCGCTTCACAAGGTGCAAATGTGGGAGTGTTTATCTGGCAGCATTGAAGTCTGGCAGAAGAGTCAGCTTTGCGATGTGCCGATGCTTGTCAACATGGGTAAGGGTTTTGCTTCGATGACTGGGCATTACTGGTTTACGATTGACTTTTTACCCGAACATCAATGTGCAGGAATACTGGACATTGGTGACGTTGAGTTGCTGGAAGAGCACAAAGAGGGAAACGTGGTAAAGTTGTCGAACGGACAGATTGCCATCTACCCAAATAATAGGCTTAAATGGTTGCCTATAAGCCTTGTGAAAGAAGGTGCGGCAGAACGCATCCCTAGCTGGGAGGTTGCCACAAACGAGCAATGGGACGACTGGTGGCAAGACTCATCAGAAATCCTCGGAGACTCCAAGTGGGCTTACTAATATTTAATTGTTTAGCTTTAATTTGTAGGTCTTTTGTTGTTTTTTCCATGTGCTCAAGAAGAATGTCTTGCATCCAATATGGAGGACAGCGTCTTCCTGACCTCCAATCGTAAGCTGTTGGCATAGAGCATCCAATTTTTTCAGCAATTTGCTTAGCTGTGTATTTTGATATTTTTTGTTTGAATGTTTTTTTCATGTTTTTAATTATAGGTCAATTTCCAAATGAATGCTCCATACTTTAACAAGTTCGTTCATTAGAAATTGCTCAAAACGTCTTGATTCGTCTGAATAGCCAATTGTATGACAATGCTCTTCTAGCAGCGTGGTAATCAAAAAGAACAATCCTTGATCAAAAGAACGTTCCGTTAAGTGGATAATTTCTGAATGAACAAAAGCGATGTTTAAGTTATCTTCATTTGAGATATATTTGATTTTTGCTTTTACGTCGTATCCCATTTTTGCCAAAAACTCTTTAGCCTTGGCTAACATCCGTTCGTGGCGCTCAGGCATTTCAATTTGATTGAACTCAGCGTCAGGCAATTGGCTGCGTATTTGGTGTTGGAGATTGCTGATTAGTTTGGTGGGGGATTCTTCCCAGATTTCAGCTACAACTTCTTTCATTGTTACTCCCCACGTGCCGTAATATCCACGGTCAGCTTCCCAATTAGGTTTTTTCGCTGTAAATAAGTGTTTTAAGATAGACTTATTCGTTAGTTTTTCGATGCCTCTTTCAATAGACCGATAGACATCGTAGATATTAAAGATAGTGCGATCTTCTGTAAGTTTTACTTCATCTAGCAATTCGTAAGAATACATCGCTTCTTCGATGAAGCCCACCTTAACTCCACGATAAAATATTTTGCCATCTCCTTTGTAAATGTTGATTTTGTCGGAAGAGGCAATAGGGACGCGAGCACCTACGAAAATGTTTTCGTGATTGTCATAGCACTCTGCAAATTTGTTGTGAGTGATATAGATAGTGCTGTCTTGTATTGAAACTGGGTGACGACCCCATTCTCCTCCTTCGTCTATTGTATTCGAAACAAGCTCACGGTAGGCTCCTTCTAGCTCCCACTGCTTTCCAAGTTCTGTTGTAAATCCAAGCTCACGATCATTGCAAGTAATTACATCAAATGTTTTTCCACGGAATTCTTTAGTTTCTTTTCCAAATTCATATATCCCATTGGGAGTGATGATGCTGACTGTTGCGTTTTCACGAATGAGAACAGCTAAGGCTAATTTCATTCCGGTTCCAAAGAAGCCAATTGGAGAATTATTATCTGGTTTAGAATTAATTCCCATAATACTCCAGCTTTCAGGGTGAAGAATGCCAGGAGTGGTAAGCATTATTGTATTTGAACAATCTGTATTCATTGTTTATTTGTTTATTTGTTATTACAAATCAACCTCAAGCCCGAAGGGCTTTAAGTTTATTGATTTATGATTTATTTGTAATTGTTCAGTATCTCTTTGAGCAATTAGAGCAAACGCCCTGTCCGTGCTTTGTGAAGATCAAGGGTGCCTTGCAGTCGCGGCAGAAGCCGAAGAACTTGCAGAGTTTTCCGAGGTAGTATCGTAGTTTGTATTTCATGGTGATAATTGAATTATAATCGAACAGGTCGATGCGGTGAACGCTGCGCGTCAGTGATCTTAGCTGTTAGCGGAAGATTTCAGAATGGCTTCCAGTTTCCATTTAACGTGATAGAACCAGTCCTGACTGATCCGCCCTGAGAAGGTCGCCATGTCTCCATCGTCCTCAACGTCCGAGTAGTCCAACTCGTCAAGAATCCCGAAGATCGCTAACAAGTCATGCGAGGCAACCTCTACAACGTCTTTTGCTGGATTCTGG